GATGTCATCGCGGCTCCTCCGTTCAGACAGCCCCGGAATCGTGACGATCGTACAACGAAGTAGCACGGAATCGGGCACGATCGCATCTCGACCCGCGGTCTCGCGCACGCTCACGCCGTTCTGGTACAACGTCCCGTAGGTGCCTACGCTCGTGCGCGAGCGTGTCATTTCGTGACGTGAGCCGTAAGTCCGGTGGCACCGGCAACGGCGAACCACACGAGAACAGGAGCCGGTACACCGAGGGCCAGATCGGCGATCAGTACGACCGCGCCGCCGACGTAGAAGGAGGCACACCAGTAGCAGGACAGCAGGTAGGCGATCGGGGCGCGCCACTCGTCCGACTCGTCCACGACGTTGTTCCGCCGCGTCCAGCCCGCCTCGGACCACTCTTGGACGCGCCAGCGCGGCTCGAGCAGCAGGCGACTGTCCACGACCACGTACGTCAGGTAGTAGGTCGCGAGGGCAATCAGTAGGATAAGCAACCAGTCAGAGATCACGATGACAGCATACCACGAGGCCCCGTCTCCCCGGCAGACGGGACCTCGTGAGCCTTTACGCCTCGACGACGATGCGCGAGCCGTCCGGCCAGACGTGAGGAACCGCAACGCTACCGACCGCAGAGCGAAGCAGCTCGTCAGTGATCGTGAAACTGGGACCAACCGCCTCCTGCAGATCAACGCGAGCGCTGGTCATTGCCTCATCGATCGCGGCGCGCAGCTTGTCCTCCCAGCTAAGCGCCACCTCGCGTGCGAAGCGCTCATCCTCGTCGATCCGCCGCAGCGCCTCGGCGACCGCCTCGTACCGCGTCGGCGCGACGCAGCCGTGATCGCCGATCATCAGCGAGCTGCCGTCCGAGTCGAACAGCATCCAACTATCGCGACTGCCGTGAACCCTCTGAACCCTGTACCCGTGTTCCTTGAGCTTGGCCCAATCGGCGACGGTCGGTGTCCTGCTCATCTTTCCTCGTCCTCCTCGTTGTCGTCGTCGTCGTCGTCGATCCCAAACGTCGGGTCGATCTCGACGGTAGGCTCGCCATCACCGGTGAAGCGGTAAGTCCCATCTTCGAGGCGGGTCATCTTGCGGGTCATGATCAGTTCCTCCAGTCAAAGTCGTGACCCGGGACCAAGCCAGACGCGCGGGTGCCGTCGTCGAAGCGGACCGTGTAACGGGTCCAGGGGTTCGCGCCGTGTGACTCGACGTGCGTAACCGTGCCGGTCAGGCCGGGCTCGCGGTCGACGATGAAGTCGGCGTAGTTCTTGGCGTGGTAGCCGGGAAAGTCAACCGCGAGGACGCGGCGGGTGCGGATCAGGACGACCTTGCGGCCCTTGTGGTCGTCGTGGACGTTGCCAAGAATCATGATCTTTCCTCCTCGTTCCTCATCCTTACAACGACGACTCTAGCATAAGCGTGAAGTAGATGCAACCCAATTATGATTCTTTCGGATCATCGCGCCACTCCTCCGCGTGCGCTTCGAGGACGTTGAGGACGGGCGCCAGCCCGTGCTCCTGCGCGGCGTACCACAGGGCGTACTTGACCTCGGCGATCGCGCCGTCCGCGGTGCCGCCCTCCACGTACGCCTGCGCGGCGATCCAGCCGTCGCCGAACGACACGGCCGCGCGGTACGGCTCCTCGAGCGACGCGCGCACGTCGCCGACGCGCGCCATAAGGTCCAACATCTGCGGATCTTCAGCGTCGTCCGCGGTGACGTGCCGCGCCCGCATCGAGCGCAGCCGCAGGTAGACCTCCCAGGTGCAGCTCGTCATATCCGCAGTCCTCTCATTCTCAGGATCATCATATCAACTAATCCTCCTTGATCTTGACATCGGCGAGGTCGAGACCCTCGCGTTCGAGCGCGCGTGCCAGCGCGTCGACCGACGGGAAGTACCCGTCCTTGCCGGCGGGGTTCGTGACCAGCGTGCCGTGACGTTCGGCGCGAAGCACCTTGTGACCATCCAGGTTGATGACGGTGACCGTGGTCATCTTGATCACCTGTCCTGGAATCCGGAGCGGCGGAGGTCGGCGAGTGTGTTCTTGAGCGAGCGATGGTCGCTGGGGGTGCTGGGCATCGTGACCGGCGACTTGGACTTGTCGGGCGGGAAGGCCATGACGTGTCCGTTGCGGGTCGGCTTTAGCATCCAGCCTTGCGCCTCGAGTTTACGGTGGAGGTTCTTGATGTCCTTCTTCATGATCGTGCTCCTCGTTCCTCGTGTCCTCGTCCTTACGTGTACCACGATAGCATAAGCGTGAACTGGAGTCAACCCAATTATGGTGCAATCACAAGATTCTTTATTGTGGCACGACGCGCCATCGAGAGCACAACCTCTACCGCGGCCGGGCTGACCTACGCGGGGAGGCCGCGCACAGCCTGACGCCCCGCGAGCATGTCGCGGGGCGTCGGTTCGGGTTAGTCACTCGGCGTCGTCGGCGACGCGCTGGACGAAGAGGTCGACCGGACGGTAGTCAACGCGGACCGTGTCGTCCAGGACGAAGCCGGGAGAGCAAGGGCAGCTGCAGCCGGCGTAGACCGAGAAGCGCTTGACCTGCGGGGTCCGCGGGCGGTCGTTGAGCAGCTCGCCCACCGTGGTCAGCAGCTCGTTCAGCTTGGCGGTCACGTCGGTCGTGAGGGCACGGGTCGCCTTGCGGTAGCCCTTCATGATCCGCTTTGCCTCGTCGGGATCGTTGCGCTGCATTTCGGCAGTGACGGCGGGAGAGGTCCACCTCTCCTGCTCGGCGAGCAGTCCAGGCGATGACAGCGCGTCGATCGCGCCGTACACGCGAGTTGCCTTGTCGATGTTCCGCTCGGTGTAGTGGCGCCGGCGGGCGGTGACCTTGATGTCGCCCACGGTGAGCGTGAGGTCGTTCAGGTTGTCCTTGGAGAGTGCGATGGTGGTCATGTCGGTTCCTCTTTCCTCTTAGAACGTGCGGAGCGTGGGGATGGCGTACTTGGTGGCGATGAGCTCGCCGTCGATGAAGGTGTGTCCGCGTGCGGTGTCATAGCAGTTGACGGTCCAGCTGCGCGGGGTCTTGCCAACGTTGACGATCAGCTTGCGGCCGCCGTCGCGAGTGATCTCGAAGGTACGAACGCGGGGCCACTTGTTGTCGACCTCGGTGACCGTCAGGCCAAGTGTGGCCGCAGCCTGCAGGATGGTGCTGGCCTTGGGAGGCAGGTTCTCGAATGTCATGTCGGGCTCCTCGTGGTTCGTTCCTCGTCGTGCTAGCAACCACGATAGCATAAGCGTGAACCGTTTGCAACCCCGTACCCGTGTTAATCACAAGATTCTTTAGCGTGATCCGAAGACGGTCCCGCCGCCTCCGCTGAAGCGCTGCCCGCTGCCGAACGGCGACAGACCTCGGTCCGTGCCTCCCATGATGTTCGCCCCGGCGAACGTCTCGACCGCATCGGTGTTCACCGGACGCGCGGACGCACCGTCGTAGAAGGCGAGCAGCAGTGCGTCCGCGACGTCGGGCGAACGCTTGAGACGCTTGATCACCTCGTCCTTGGCCTCGATCTTGATCTGCCCGCGCGAGTCCATGATCACGTACCGCGGCGTCGTGAGCTCGCCGATCGCCGCGTCGTCCAGGGTGGCGAGGTTCCACGTGCCGAGTCGCGATCGCTCGCGTCCGACGTTCCACCACACCTCGGCGCGCAGGTTAATGAACCGCCTTGGGTTGCTGGACCGCCGACGGAAGTCCACCGGCACGACCTCGGCAAGGTGCTCACACTCGCCGGTCGGGTTGTGCGCCGCGCTTAGCTCCTTGAGTCGACCGTACAGACCCCAGCCGACGCCGATCACGTCGATCTTGACGCGCATGAGATCCCACTCGTTGATCGCGCGGATGAGCTGCCCGACAGTCTCCATCGGGTCCGGGTTCTGAAACGCCTCGATCCGTCCGGCACGTGGCCCGTGGCGCTCGACAAGCACCGTGCGGTCACCGCCGGCGCCGATGTCGATCCCACCCTCGTGCGGGTCGTCGTCGCCGGCGGCCAGCTCGTTGTATCGACAGCGGGTGGCCATCGCCAGCGGGACCACCGTCCAGGGATCGGTCTCCGGACGTGGGAACAGCCCGAGGCACTTGGACTGGAACAGCGCCGAGTCCTCGCCCCAGTCATCGCGGCGCTCCTCGACCCAGCGCTCCGAGATCAAGACCTCGCGCAGCTCGTCCGAGATGTCCGGGTCGTCGCGCACGTGCTCGTACCCGACGTGGATCACGTGCCACGACGAGTCCTCCGCGCACACGTTGGCAAAGTCGCCGTCGTTGATGTCCGGGTTGCCGATCGCCAGGATGTGGCCGTTCTTCGCGGACGCGATCGACTCGGCGGCGACCCAAAGGGACGACGGGATACCGCACGCCTCGTCCAGGACCACAAGGATGTACCGAGCGTGCGTACCTTGGAAGGCCGACTCGTTGTACTCCGAGGGCTTGCGGCCGAAGGCGACCAGCTCTCCGCCCAGGTACCACTCGGTGAGGTTGGTCCGGCCGGGCAACTCGCCGCGTGTGTGCAGTCGGTTGATCTCACGCCACAGCTGCGCCTTCACCTGGTGACCGGTCGGTGCTGTGGTCACTACGAACGCCTGCCCGGGCGGATGCGCGTCGATCCACCACGCGGTGATCACGCCCGCATCGAACGTCTTGCCGGTGCTGTGACACGAGTGCACGGCCACTCGTCGATGATCGCGGACAGCGCGAAGCGCCTCACGCTGCTTAAGCCAGAGTTCGGCGACACTGCAGCGCTCGTGTGCCCAGACAACCGGGTCGGCGAGCCACCGCGCCTTGTCCGATGCTGGGTACCCGACGCCGTCGAGCTCGTCGACCGCAAGCGCCCAGGGGTCCACCTGACCCGGGTGATTCGCCGGCTGACTTACCACGGGTCTAGTGTACGCGATGACCGCGAGTGGCAACGACGATCTTCCAGTTTTCGAGATCTTCGGTCACGCCCACTACCTGGTCATTTCCGCGAGATCGCACGAACGAAAAAGTCGCGGGTCGTTGTCCACGCCTCAAGGGCGCAACCGTCTGCGGTCATTCTCGTGCTATATACCACGGGGCGAAAGCCATCACGTTTCGACGCCTCGCAGGACGGAAATGTCACGTCCAACGTCCGATGCTCTGCAGGAAGTGGGCCACAACGATCATCTCGTCGTCGCGTGCGCGGCCCTGTTCGATGCGCCAGATCTTGGCCTCGGTCAGCTTGGTTGCGTCGGCGATCGCGCGGCGACTCCACATCCGGTCGGCGGTGCGAAGCCGGACCAGGCTAAAGCCGATGTGCTCCTGACCGGTCCTCACCCCGAGGAGTATGATCGTCCGCTGCTTAACCGGGATCTGCAGCGAGAGCGTGTCCGAACCGAAGAGCTCATCGACCCGCTGCCTTTCGCTCTTCCTGGGCGTCGCGCCCTCGGCGGTGATCACCCAGCCGACGGGTGCCCGCCACGGCGTCCGACCGTTGTCCTCGATCACCTCGCCGTTGTGCACGGCGACGTAGTGGTGGGAGGCCAGCAAGACGTAGGTGCCGGTCCGGTGCTCGGCGATGTACCGGGCGACCGTCGGTGCTAATGACTTGACGCGCTGAAAGCCGTGTAAGTCGTACTCGTAGGTCGTGGAGCGAACGCAGACCGTGTCGCTCTTGAGGCCGGCGCGCTCGAACACGTGAACCAGCGAGTCGATGCGCGTGGAGGCGCGGTTGCGGGTCCGGTTCTTGCGCTCGATCGCCTTGAGCCTGGCGGCAGCGTCATCGCGGCTGATGTCCAGGACGGCGGAGACGACCGCCGGTCCGCAGTACCTGTCATAGCCTTTCTCGGCCATGTCAGTCCTCGTTCCTCGTCGCGCGGTGCTTGATCTTCCGCGTGTACCGGCTCCGGTTCCGGTGGGGCTGCGCCGCGTTCGAGCGGCGCAGCTCCTGGACCTGGCGGACCTTGCGTTCGCGGTTCGTCGCCATCTCGATCACACCGCCCAGCGGTGGAGGTCGAAGCCGAGGATGTCGGCGTACTCGGCGCCGGCGTGAGTGAACTCGACGAACGTGTTACGGTCCTCGTCGGTGAAGGTGCTGATCAGTCCGGCCTTCTTGAGCTGGGTCAGGTTACCGCGCGTGTGGCGGTCGGTTCCGACGTTGCCGTCGAGGAGCGGGGTGCCGCCCCAGTTGCCGGCGTCGGCGGCGAGTTCGGCGAACAGTTCGCGGCTGGTGTCGGTGATCTTCACCGTGCTCTCGCCGGACGAGTTGCGGGCGTCTGCCTGGCGGTCGGCGTAGACGGCGACGATGCGGTTCATCTTCCAGATCGCTCCGCGGAGGGTGGACGCCTTGCCGATCGTCTCTGCGATCTGCTCATCGGTCCAGGCTTCGATGACGACGTCCCAGCCGCCGTCTTCGTAGTGCTTGAGTGCGTAGGCCTTGATCGCGGCTACGAGTTCGGTGGTGTTCATTTCGACTCCTCGTGGTTCGTTCCTCGTACGTACCACGATAGCATAAGCGTGAACCTACGTCAACCCCGTTATGATGCTAAGTTTGCGTGACGCACCGTTGGGCTAAGGCGCCAGTACTCCCACCAAAGCTACGGCGATGAGAACGGCGCCGAGTGCTCCGATCAACACGGCCACGAGCACCTGCTTACGAGTCCTGTGATCCACTACGGTCCACCTCCGATCGAGCAAAGGGACGCATCGTGCCAAGTCCCAGACGGTCTGTGCGTCGCGTCCCCGTGCGGAACGCTTCGGTTGAAGAACACGCCAGTCGGGTTGAGGACGCACAGCCCGACCGTGTCGGGTCGCACGTCGTCGAACGGCGTCGCCGCGATCGTGCCTACCGGCATCACCTCGGTAATGATCGCCGCCCTGCACACGGACGGGTACTCGCCACCCGGGGTGCCGTAGCTGACGTAGTGAACGACGTCACCGATCTTCACGTTGTTGTTACCTCCGCTCCGCAGATCAAACAGCGCGCATACAGGACGTATGCGTTGCAGTCGTGGTCGTGCGCGTCGCCGGTCCGCTCGAGGTAGTCGACCGGCTTACCGCGGCGCCACGCGTATGCGATCTCTGAGCGCGTCGACTCGCCGACGTACCCGTTCACATTGAGGACTAGCACGCGGTCCGCGATGTCGATCTTACGCTTGTGCAGCTCGTCGAGTGCGATCTTCTGCTCCGGTGTCGCACCGATCGACTCGCCGTGCGCACGTTCGCTGACGTGCGAGTAGAACCCGACCGAAAGTACGATCCTCCCCGCCATCGTGAGGTTGTAATTCCACGTCTGAAAGGCGTCGTAGAACCGCGTGCTGCCACACAGGCAGACAATCGGCGGCACGTCGTGGAATGCATGCGGATACCGCCGCACCAGATCGGCGGTCAACTGCCGCGCATCATCACGCTGCCGAATCGCATTGTCGTACAGCGCGATCAACGGCAGTGGATCGTCGTGGAGTACGGCGCGGAACGCGGACAGACGCGAACGCGCCTCGAGGAGCTCATGCGTTGACGCGCGTAGATCCGTGTGAAGCTTGTCGATCGTGTCGACAGACGCGGAGCGAACACGCCGCAGTTCGGCGATCAGCCTAAGACCCTGATCCCAGGGCCCGAGGGCACCGTCGCGCCCCCGGTACTCCCTGAGCGTCTCCTCGATCCGGTCGATCTCGGAGTCTTCCATCGGTGTGGTGGTCACCTGTGCACGTCTCCTTCGGTTCAGTTCGGCAGGAGGTTCATGATTGTCCGCTTGGCACGGATCTTCAACGGAACCTTGGGAACGAACGTCCCACGCCGCAGCAGAGGCGTGTTGCGGAACAGCGTGAGGTCAGCATGAAACGCGATCAGCGCGTCCTCGAACGGCACTCCGTGCCGGCGCCGGAACCTCTCGTCGACCTCCTCGTAGCAGAGGAGCGGCAGGTCGCGGTCGATCTCGACGATCGGCGCGTCGAGCGGGGTGTGATGATGGTACAGGCGACCGGTCACGCTGCCTCTGATGTACTGCGGGTCGATGCTCCTAAGAGCCTCGAGGGCGCGAACCTCGGTGTCACTGAGCAGCCGCGTCTCCAAGGTCGCGAAGTCGACGACGGGGTCGTCCTCAGCGTGCGTCTCGTCCTTCGTTTCCGACGTCTCGACCGTCGTCTCGCGCTGTTCGGCGCGACGCCTGCACGCGTCGGCGTTGCTGCAGATCCAGAAGCCGCTATCGCTGACGTCGAACTGCCGCTTCCCGATACGACCGCAGTGGTTACACACCTTCTCCAGGTCGTCGATTCTCGAGTCACTCACGTCTTTCCTCCTAAGGTCTCGGCGATCAGCTCCCGCCGGCGCTTCCGTACGCGCGGGTTGCTGTCGCGCCGGTTGCGCCGGCCGATCTTCGTGATCTCCCAGGGCGTCGGCCGGTTCTTCTTCCGCAACTCGCGGTTGACCGCTTCGCGCTCTGCCTGCGCCTGGCGCCGTTCCTCCTTGCGCTTCTCGCCGCGACGCCGCGACAGCGAGCGACGCGCCTTACGGCTCTCGTTCATCATGCGGTGCCCGGCGGGGTTCGCCGAGGACTTCTGCCTAGTGGGCAAAGGTCGTCTCCTCGTTCATCGTCGTATCTTGCGGCCGCCGAACCGAGCGGGAGCTACGTGAGTCGCCGCTCGGCTCGGCGTACCGATCGGACTAGGCCGATACGTCACTATATCACACATTCACAAGACCGGGCGGCAGTTCGGCGAACGTCGGCAGCCGGAACCCGCGCCAGTCGCGCTCGTACAGCGTGTGACCGGGCATGAGGATCGCGACCGGACGACCGATCTTGCGCGCGTACCGGATCGTCGCCCACGTACCCGACCGCTGCCGTTCAGGACCACTCGGCACGCCGACCAGAAGATCGGTGTCGTCCACGATGTCGTGATCGCGATCGAGGTACGGCCTCTCACCCAGCACCGTCACCTCGGATACGATGTGCGACTCACTCGGGTACACGATCAGATCGCAGAACGCACGCAGCTTGCGATCGGTCGGCGGGTGGATCACGATACGCCGGCCGGCGTGAGCCGCCAGTACGTGAGCCGTCTCGTCGCCGCCGACGCAGTCGCCGTGGTGCACCTCATCGACGTCGAGACTCAGAATGAAGCGCGCCAGTTCGAGATACTGCCGACGAGCCAGAAGCTGCCGCGTCGCGGTGATACCGAGTTTCACGTACCGTCCCCCTGCTGCTTCCGGCGCTGATCATCCATGGCTTCCTTGATGATCGTGGACAGCGCGTTGCTGGTGATCTCCATCGCCTCGGCGAAGGTGAAGCCTTCGCGAAGCATAGCCACGTGCATCTCGCGCAGCAGGTGCGCCATCTGGCGCATCGCGCTGCTCGGCTCAACGGGCGGCATCTTACCTGACACCTCGTGTCCTCCTCGTCAGTCCTCGTAAGGTCATCCATACGCGACGATACCAGGACGGCTGTAATGCGTGCTCTCGACCGTATCTCGAGCTTCTCGCGGTTGCGCTGGAGAGCCCGGTGGCGGCGCGAACGCGGGCGGCAAGCGCACGCTCGTGAAGCTCGTGCAGCGCGCGGTTGCGGGCGGCCAGCGTGTAGAGGTCAACCTCGGGCGCACCGAAGTTGTGAGGTGTACTCATCCGCGTGTCCCGTCACGAGGCGCCGGACCGTCGGTACTCGTACCGCAGTAGCAGCAGAACCAGTCGATCATCCCAGCGGGATGCCACCAGTGCCCGCCCTTCAACCGGCACTCACGGCGCCGGCGCCAGCGTGCGGTCAGCGTCGGCAGCAGGGCAGGCGGGTCGATGACGAACACCGGTCCGTTGCGTCCGGGCACCGAGTGACCGTGCAGGTGCGGCGGGTGCTCCCGCCACTCGCGATCCTCCTCAGGCGTCACTGGCGCCGCCAGTGCGCCGTAACGATGTCGGCCTTAATGCGCCGGATCTTCCGACCGGCGCGCCTACCGACCGCGGCGATCGCGCGACGCTCGCGCCGGTTAGGCCGGCGCGGCTCGTCGCTCTCGCCCGTGTCAACGATCGTGAACGGATCGTCAGGCATTCTGCACCGCCCCCTCGACCTCTTCCCACGTCGAGGCGCGTGTCTCATCGGGCAGCACCTCGCCCATGTTCTTGACGTAGGCGGCGAGCCGATACGCCTGCTGACGCGTCCGCACCGACACGGGGATCGTCGTCCACAGGGCGTCTCCGGCGTACACGACGCCGAAGTCGTTGAGCGTCAGCACGCCGTCGCCGTCCTCCACGATCTCGCCTTGCACGACCTCACCGAGGCGCTCGATGTCGTTGTCCACGTCTTATCCTCTCTGCTCAGATGCCATCGTAGCCGACACATTCCACACGTGATCGACACTTATGAACACCACGAGACCGCTGATCGCGGCGGTGGCGAGCTCGTGAAGCGATCCTCGGCTCCTGGCCCAACCGTCGAGCATCACGATCGCGTCGCAGCGAAGGAGCGCGATCAGGTCCCACTTCATGTAGCATTCGTATGTATGCGGCTTACCGTCGCCGTTCGGGTTGCATCCCAGACAGCCGGGCTCGATCACGAGCGGATTGACCGGATCATGTCCCAGCCCTCTGATCAGCCGTTCGGCGTGCGCAAACCGATTCACCGCCTCCCCGTAGTCGAGTCCTGACACCGGACCGCTCAGGTAGATCTTCACGTGGTCTCCTCCTGCCAGTACACGACCAGTCTGTCGCTGTCACCCGTGATCATGATGTCGGTCTTGACGCCTCGCTCGAGTTGCTCATTCTTCGCAGCTTCGATCGCCGCGGCGGCGTCGGCCACGTGCACCGGCACCCGCAGTACCCACTCGTGACGCACGATCTGAACGCGTTGATAGTCGGCCAGCATCTCATCCTCCCTCTCCGAAGCCCGGAATCCACCGAAGCTGCAGTCCCCAGCCGCTGCAGCGAGGACATCTCACACTCGGGTCAAGTGTCGCCGAAAGGTCGATCGTACGCGGCAGCGTCGGACTGATACCGGATCCGCCGCAGTGATGACACCGGACGTCGGACAGCAGACCCACCTCGAGTAGCACATCGGCAACGTGGCGCCTGTGGTGCACATGCGCGCCGTTGAAGGTCGCCACCGGACTGGCCCAGCGCCCGCAGGCGCAGGCCGCCTCGAGACCAGGCGCCTCTCTCGTGTTGCCGCGCGGCCGATACGCGTGTTCGTCGAACAGACGCACGACGTCCTCCAGGATCGTCCGCGTCGCCTCCGCGACGTACGGCGTATCGGCCGCGCCGGTCATCACTCCTCCGTGTCGTCGTCTTCTGCCGGAACCGCGTCCGGGTCGACCGTCGGGTAGAACGGCTCCTCGCCCTCGTTGGTGAACTGGAACGTCACATCACTCGGACGCAGCCGCGGCGCGTCGGCGATCCGCATCGTTCCGGAGACCGACGAGACCGGTGCCTCCCAGTAGACCCCGAACTTCTTACCCGCATCGTCCAGGCACAGCGTCCAGGTCGCCGCCGACTCGCCGGTGTAGACCCCGGTCGGCTCCATCTGATCGACCTGGCCGTTGTCCCGCGCACCCTCCGGTCCAACCCGTATCCACTGCTGCGATGCGGTCACCTCGTAGGTACTCGGTACCGGCGCTCCGAGCGACGGGCACCAGAACACCATGCCGACGCCCTCCAGGAAGAACATGGTGGTACTGGTCGAGCCGAGCGCGCGCAGCGCCAGTATGTCGTTGAGCGTCTGACGCTCCTGCGACCACGGGATGGCCGGGATCGGCTGGGAGTCCAGCAGATCCTTCAGGACGGCGGCGATCACCCGCTGCTCCTGGGACGCGTTCTCGGACGCCTGCCGCTGGCTCTCGCTGGTGCAGGCCGCCGCGATCAACACGACCGCGACCAGCGCCGCCACGGCGGCGGCGATCTTCTTCATCACTGGCAGTTCTCCTTCTCGAATGCGACCAGGTCATCTGCCTGCTCGCGGAACTCGTCGGTCAGCCGCGCGATCAGCTCGCACGCCTGCCGCGTCAGCGCGTTGCGCGCCGCCGTGTTGTCTTCGGACGTCACCGCGATGTCGCCTACGGTACGTCTTGCCTCCTCCATGATGGGACGCTGAACGCCGGTGCGCGTGTTGTCGATGCGTGTGCGCTGCTCGACGTTCTCCTCCTCAACGAACCACCCCAGCTGCCACACGCCGACGGCGAGTACGGCCAGCAAGGCGATCACGGCTACGGTGCCCCAGATCAGCTTTGCGGTCTGGGACTTGGTCAGATCACTCACGTGTCCTCCTCAGTGTCGGCGCGGAGCGTGCCGCGCTCGAGACCGAGCGCGTCCTCCACGTCATTTCTCGAGTAGTACCAGGCGACCTCGCGACCGCCCTCCTCGTCGGTCTCCGTCTGCTGACGATCCATGTCACGAAGCAGTGACACGACCTTCTCGAGGCCGTCCGCGATCCGGCGCAGGTCGACCTGAACCTCGTCGCCTCCTACCACACCGCGCTGCTCGAACATCGGGCGCATGATCTCGTCGAACCGGTCGAACCAGTCGGCGACCATGCGCAGCTTACTCGGGTCGTCGTGCGGCTCCTCGACCCACTCGCGGCCGTGCATATCGCGGTGCGGACCGTTATGACCCGCGTCAAAGGCGCAGCGTGCGATGTACGGCCAGTCACCGGGGTTGTGCGTGGCCTGGCAGGTCTCCGTGTTGGTCACCAGTACAGTCCTTCCGGGTTGCGATCCGTCGTGTGTGCCACGACGTCGATCGGCAACATGACCTTGGCACGCGGCACCTGCTCGACGATCATCTCGCAGACCTCGTGTGCCGGCCAGCCGCCGTGCGGGTATGTCACAAGCGCGATCCAGGAGCTCGCGCACATCGGGCCGAGGGTATCCAGAAAGCTATCGGCCTCGTAAGACAGCAGGCCGGTCCGGTCCAATTCGAGAAACGCGCCGTCGCCGGGATCCGGACGACCGAACTCCCAGATGGATCCGGGCAGGTACCCGTGGGCGACATGCATACGCGCGTCACGGTTGCCGCCAGCGTACGCCATCCCGACGGTTGACACGACCACGTCCTCGACCCTGTGCCACGCCTGCGCGGTCAGGTCGACGATCGTCGTGTCCGGGTCGAACGGACGGCCGAGGGCGATCCACGAGTGCTGCCCGAAGATCCCGTATCCGGATGTGAACCCCCGCACGACGCGGCAGGACGGACCCGGCTCGCCGAGCAGACCGGAGCGGACCGCGGCCAGCGACACCTCGTGGCACCGGTTCAACCAGCGGTCGACCGGAATCTCGATCGCGTCGGCGATCTGCTCGGCGTCGATCGTGAGGTTCATTACTTGCCGCCTTCGTCCTCATCCCGGGCGATCGCGTGGTCGGTGTCGATCTCGCCCGGCGGCCTGACCTCGGTGGTCCACGCCGGCGCGACCTCCTCGCGAAGCACGGCGACCCGGTGCAGCTCGGTGTTCATGTAGCCCCGGTACAGCTTGCCCGGGTCCTGACCGTTGATCCACGACAGGTAGATGCGGTAACCGACCCGCGCGTACAGGTGCACGGGATCGTCAATGTCCTCGATGCGGCCACTCATGTCGGGTGCCGTCATCGCGCGAACGTTGACCTCGGCGTCCATCATCCGCCGTGCGACGCCGCGCCAGTAGTTCATGGTGAACTGGATCGCCAGCGACTCGTCATCGCCCGCCTTCTTGAGCTCGCGTGCCAGCCTCTCGACGGGATTCATCCGTCTCTCCTATCCTCGTTCCTCCTGATGACGTTCACTATATCAGGTTGACGTGGCCTAGGTAGGTTCAGGGATTCAACTCCCCGACCTTGCCTAGGCCACCGAGCCGTGAGACGACTCCTACCTCGCGAGTCTCAACGGCTCCCGGGCTGCCCTCGCGTTGGCGGGTCCAGCGGTACCACAGTGGAACACCATCACCCGGGGGAAGAGCGCCGTCTCCGGAGATCGTCCTCCGACTCGATACCACGATACCACAGGGATAGCGTGATCCGTCATCGAGCACACGCGAGACGCACGTCTACCTACGCCCGCGTACGATTGCCCCGGCTACCCGCCGAGCCACGCGAGCGGGTCGCTGAAGTCGCCGCTCAGCAGGACCTCGAAGTGCAGGTGCGGTCCGGTCGCGAGTCCGCGCTCACCGATCCGTCCCACGACATCGCCGGAGTCGACCTGCTGTCCGCTTGACACGGACACGCTGGCCAGGTGCGCGTACCGCGTCTGGACCCCGCCACCGTGATCGACGATCACCAGGTTGCCGGCCCACTCGGGGTGCTCGATCGAGACGCGCCCGGCCGCCGCGGCGTACGCGTTGCCGTTGCCGTATGAGAAGTCCGTGCCGGTGTGCAGCTTGTACACGCCGGTGATCGGGTGAGTGCGGTACCCGTAGTGGCTCGTCACCGAGCCGGTGGCAGGGCGCGTGATGCCGCCGCGCGCCGCAGCGATCGAGTCGACCTGCTGCCTGCTTCCGCCCGAGCGATCCGCCTTCGAACCGGAGCGCGCGGGCTCGGACCCCTCCAAGCTGGTCACCAGCACCTGGTCCGGGAAGATCAGGTTCGGATCGTCGATGATGTCCTTGTTCAGCTCGTAGACCTGCTGCCACGTGGTCCCGTTCGCGGCGGCGATCTCGGAGAGCGTGTCGCCCGGCCTCACCGTGTAGTTGGTGTGCGCGTTCGCGACCGTTGCGAGTCCCACGACGAGCACGAGGCCGCCGAGCGCGGACTGTGCCGCGCGGCGGCCCCAGGTGTGACGGCGAACCGTCCTGCGATGTCGGGGCTGGTACATGATCGTCCTTCCTCCTATGGACAAGAGATGCAAAGACGATAGCACAACCCGTCTACCTGCGACTTTGTCCTTACACAAGCGGAGGGGCCCACCTACCCTGGTGAGCCCCTCCTGTGATCACACGACCGGGATTCGAACCCGGGATGGCCGGCGCGAGCCGGCCACAACCTCTGAAGGGTTGCGCCTTAGGCCAAGCTAGGCAAACCGTGTAGGTCGTCCCGACGTCGCCGACGGCGTTTAAGGTCGCGTCTAATGATCTTAGTCCCGACGTGCTGCCGCTGCACCACGGCGCCACGTGGAGGCGCCGGAAGGATTCGAACCTACGTCTTCGGAAACGCGATCGCGACCGGTTGATCCGGCGACCGAACGTATCAGGCTCAGACTGGGGCGAGAGATCTCACCTTGAGTGCGGGAATGTGCCTCTACCGTGTTGGGCTACCCCGGCACGTGGAGCCGGGGGCGGGGATCGAACCCGCACTGTCATCTCACGCGTCAGGTTAAGACTCAGCTTCAGCTTGTGCCCTCTCCCCTGTGGGGAGCCTTGGCCCACCGCGCCTCGTGTAACTCACTCACTTCGGGGGGAAGAAAAGGAGCCGGCGAAAGCGCCAGGTCATCGTGGGGGGCACGAAGACCCGACGGGGCCGGTGCCCTCGCCGATCGAGAACGCGGTGGGAGCTTTGCGTCGCGTGATCTCTATGGAGTTGTGGTCTTGTGACGCCCTACTTGCATTCGGGCGATTCGCTGGTCTGGCCCGGCGGGTGACACCTCGTGCCAGAGTTCTCATGAGGCTCGTTGTTGCCGCCTCCTTGTCCCGCTCCGGGACCGAAGACTGGGTCGGCGGCGGCGATGGGTGCGGCGCCACCGAAGGTGACGAGCACGAGTGCGGTGGCGGCGATCAGACGCTTGATCATTAGATCCTCATCTCTCATCGGGGGTGTTCCTCCCGAGGCTCATCACCCCGGGAGGAACGGAAGGTCCCCTGCGTCGAACCCTCGGCGACTACCCTACCAGGTCAGCCGAGGACGTAGTCGAGAATCGTGGCACCGGTGCCGCGATGCGGAGCGACCTCGGCGAGGTTCGCCTGCTCACGCGCCTGCTTCACGGCGTCCCGCAGCCGACGCACGCGGTCCAGCATGGCGTCGGCCTCGTCGGCCGGGACCGCACCGGAGAACTTGACCTGGGTCCAGTACCCGACGACCTCGGTCTCCTCGTACGCCCGGACCTGCGCGGGGTGCTCGCGCGTCGCCTCGTAGAGGACGTGCGCCCGCGGCACCTTGACCGAGCGGTGGGTTTCGACGGACTCGGTCGCGTACGCGCCGGCGTTCGGATCCCAGTGCCAGGTCTCGGCCGGGTCCAGCCGCGGCAGCTTCGAGACCAGCGTGTGCAGGTCGGTGAGCTGCTTCTCCAGGAAGAGCAGGTACGTCGCCGGCACGTCCTGAAGCAGCGTCTCGCCGTCCACGACCACGTCGGCGCGGGCGCGCGTGTTGGTGTCGTCCTTCTCCAGGTTGACATCCATCAGGCGACCCCACGGCTCGCGGACACCGGCCAGCGCGTCCCGAACGGTCAGCTGCACGCGCTTCGACTCGGGCGGCAGCCGATCGCCCTCGTCGTCCTTGGGCCGGTAGGTCCGGGAGATGCCGTCGAGCAGCGCGCCCTTCTGCAGCGAATGGTAGGCGTCGGTCACGGCCGCGGTGTGATGCTGCCGCGCGCCCTTCTCGATCGCCAGGAGCTGGTTGAGCTTGGTCACGATCGTCCTTCCTCGTGTAGGCTAGACGTGTCCATCTGATTGTGGCACGAGATAGCATCGTATAACAGCGCCGCGGCGCGTACCACCGGGTTGCGGGGTACGCGCCGTCTGGCGGGCGTCTGGTGCGCCTCAGCTAGCCTTCGGCGCCCTCCTCCCCGTCGTCCGTCCAGACGATCCAGCGCTTGGCCGGCGCGTCGAAGTACGCCGCTGCCTTGGACCCGTCGCGGGTCTCGATGATCAGCGTGCGCGCGCCCGACAGCAAGTTGCGGTACGCGGACCAGCCGTGCCCTGCTCCCGCCCAGGTGTCCAGGCGGTTGCTGGTGCCTACAGTGATCATGTTACTCACTCCCGACCCCTCATCTCGAATGCGGCGTGGTCGCCGTTCCACTCCATCGGGTGGACCCCGCCGTCGAGCTCGGGGTCCTCGGCCTGGGTCGCCATCTCGACATAAGCGCGGACCAGCGGCTCGACGCCGCGCCGGTCGTAGACCTCGGCCAGCGAACGCTCCTCGAGGAGGCCATGCTCCATGTCGCCCCACTCGCGGAAGACCAGCTCCCAGCCGTTGCTGCACTCCTCGACCTCAACGGCCGTGTGGTACCCGACCGGGACGGTCACCCAGGCGTCGGCCAGATCGCCGTTGGTCTGTCCGGACGCGACCTCCGCGCCGACGTCCTTCAGTGCCTCGGCCAGCTCCTCCTGCCAGGTCCTCTCGTTCGTGCTCATCCTCGTTCCTCCTTTACCTCAAGATCTCGGTGATGAGATCGCCGAGCTTGCCCTCGTACCGCCAGGTCTGCCTAGTGCGGCGGGACGGCACGTTGTGATCGTTCAGCGTGACAGTGACCTGCACGCCGTACGCGCGCCGGTCGTCGTCGAAGGTGCCCATCCACTCCATCCAGTCGACGTCCTCGAGCGGATCGTCGGCCCTGAGCGCGTCCAGCGCACGACCCCGGGCGCCACGCGCCAGGGTGGTCTCCCAGTCCTCCCAGCCGAAGGTGGTCGGATGCTCCTGCACGACGGTGCCGAGCTGGACCACCGCCTGACGGACGGCCAGCTTCAGCTCCTGCTTGAAGCTCTCTGCGAAGCTCATGTCCTCATCTCCTCAGCGGAACTCGCGGACGTTCGCGCGGTGGATCGTGCGGCGATCGGTGTGGGTACGGTGCCGCTGCTCGATCCGGACGTGCGTGTTGGTCGCCTCGACGATCTTCACGTCGTAGAAGATCTCGCCGGTGACCAGCGTCATGGTGCCGGTCTCCGCAAAGCGAAGCTGCTTGTTCATCCTCGTTCCTCCTATCATCCGAAGAGGCCCAGCGCGCGGGCCTCCATGTCCAGCTCGTTGCGGTAGGCCATCTGGTCCGCGTAGGTGCCTTCCTCATAGAAGCGTTCGGCGGCGCGCTCCGCGGCCAGCTCCGACTCCGCCTCCCAGCGGTGCTCCTCGTACTCGTCCAGGCAGTCGCGGGCCTCGGCGACCGTGTCGTGCTTGTGGTCGGGCTCACCCTTGATCTTGTGCGTGAAGGCCATGATCTTTCTCCTACCAGGTCTCGCAGGACCCGTGGTCCTCGTCGTGGTTGATGCAGCAGCCGGGGGTTCCGGCCTGGCAGGGCTCGGACTCCTTGCGGTCCATCGCGACCACCCGGTCGTCCACGGTGTTCGGGTCGTCGGGACGGACCCACTCGAGCGGCATGAACCAGCGGACGTTGGAGTCGGCCAGGTGGAGGCGGAAGCCGGTGTCCACGTGATCGAAGACCAGCGCCTCGCCGGCGACCAGCCCGGTCCAGCGGCCGGTGAAGACGGCGCCGTCGTTGAGCTCGGCCTGGTAGGCGGTGTCCTGCGGGAAGTCGCGGACGTCGATGTTCTTGATCGTGAAGGTCATCTTGGGCTCCTCGTTCCTCGTTCCTCGTCGTTCTACGAACAACTCTAGCATAAGCGTGAACGCGAGTCAACCCAATTATGATGTTGTCCTCAAGATTCTTTACCAGCCTGCCGCGTACCGCCTGCCGTCGCAGTCCGGGCACCACCAGGCGACGGTCTCGCCGGTTGCCGAGAGGCTGACCTCGACCTCGCCGCGGTGCGCGCAGCCGCCGAACATCTCGCGGACGCGGGCGATCGCCTCCTCGGGCTCAACATTCGTCACAAGGAGCGGGTCAAGCTGGATCGGAAGCATGTCACGCCACTCGACGTCCGCCGGGAACCCGAGCTCGTAGGCGAGAGAGTCCTCGTGGCGAATCGGTCCGGGAATGTGGACGATCGCCGGCTCGCCGTTGGCCTTACGCCAGAGCACGCGGTCGCCGATCGACGACAGCAGCCGCCCCCGGTCGCGCGGCGCCAGCCGGCGCGCGTCCTCCACCACGCGGTGCGTCTGGCGCTCGACCGCATCCCGCAGCAACCGGCGTGTCTTGTGCGGCGACCCGAACATCGCGGAGAGGCTGCCGACCAGCATGAGCAGCGCGACCACGAAGCCAAGTACCGTCCCGATCACGCTGACCGCACCGCCCTCGATCACCAGCGCCAGCCCCGGACCAGGTACCACATCATCCCGAGGTAGCATACGCCGGCTCCGATCACCAGGCCGATCAGCAGCCACACAACCGCCACCTCCACTCGCGAACGCGCGCCGCATCAAAGTGCCGCAGCGAGCGATCCACCGTCTCCCGCTGGGCGTCGTCGAGGTCGAGGTACGCGTCGGTCGGAGACGCCTCGCCGAGGTCCGGGCGCAGCCACGTGTGCAGCCGCAGCACCCGGTCGAAGACCCAGGGGATCGGGTACAGCATCAGCCAGATCAGCACGAGTGGCACGAACCCGTATGGTGACCAGCGGTCGAAGAGGACCAGTGCGATCACGAACGCGATCCCGGCCCCGACCGTACACAGCAGCATGATCTGACGGCGCTCTCGGCGTGTGATCTCGATCCTCACACCCACCACGCCCCGAGGTCGCGGTGCCGAGGAGGCTCGCGCTGGCAGTCGCCGCACACACGCCCCGGCGCGCGAGGCACGGCGATCCGGCCCCTGGCGATACCGTCCTCAACCACCGCGAGTCGGTGCTGCCGCACGAGGCGCCCCGTGGCGGCGCTGGCCCAGCACGCGCCGCACACGGGACAGACGTAGGCGCTCACGTCTTAATCGCCCACACGAGCAGGAACACGCCCCACATCCAGAACGAGATGAGGGACACAAAGAGCCAGTTGTTGTCGGCGCGCCAGTAGGCGCGAGCGAACGCGAACACACCGACCAGGCCGCACGCGTTCGCCACCCATATAAGCGCGCTCACAGCTCGCTCCTCATGATCTCGTCCAGCTCGGTCTCGTCGACCTCGCGCCACTCCTCGTCGGGTCCGGTGCGGAAGAACGTGTGATACCGCCGCCGGCCGAGGAGCCAATGATAGCACACCAGCACCTCGCCGACGCCGTCCTTGCTCATCAGCTGATGACGAGACGTCAGCAGATGCAGCAGCCGTCCGAGCATCTCGAGCACGTGAGGATTCCTCCTTAGTCGTTCCCGATCGGCCCCTCGTCCGCGTCGCGGTCGCTGCCGAACGCCTTGGCACGAGCGCGCCGCAGCGTCTTGATCAGGTAGTTCACCTGGAAGCGGTTGAGGTCGAACTCGACGATCGGCCGTGGCGGATCGGCGACCGTGCCAGGCGCGTTCTCGAAGACGTGCTCGGCGCGGATCACCACCTTGTCGCCCATCGACCACCACTCGGCGAGCAGCAGCTCGCGCGGATCGCCGGCCTGCTTCGCATCCTTGTATGAGATCGTTTCCTTGGGCATCTCGCCCTCCATCCCGGAGAGAAAACTTTGACGTGACTACACTACCAGGCGAACGGCTACCGCTCGCAGCCGATCACCACGCGCTCCGCGTCGCGCCGCCTCGCGTCCAACCGCGCGCCCAGCTCGCGTGCGATGATCTGGACCGCCAGGTACTCCTCCAGGAAGAACCGGGCGTCGCACCACTTCTGCGAGTCCTGCACCGGCTCGCCCGGGCAGCGCGGGTCGTCACGGCACATAGTCGCACCTCGGCGAACACGGCACCTCGAGCAGGTCGCGGCAGACCACGCACTCGTGCTCGGGACACACCTCGTCGTCGTCCCACTCGACGATCGCTGCGCCGCACAGTGCCACACGGGGGTCGCAGCAGTACCAGTGGTCGAGCCAGCTGTCGTCGTTGTCGTCGGTGTGCGAGGTCGCCGGTGCTCGGTCTACGAGCGTTAGTCCTCCCACGTCCCGTCCCCCTCCATGCCGGGCACCCAGACGGCCGCGTCCTTCCAGCTGTCCCAGTCGGCGATCGCCGCGTCCGCGCGGTCGACCGTCTCGGCGATCGAGGCGACCATCTCGGCCTGGGTCGGCTCGCGAGGCGGCGGGTGCTCGACCGGTTCGCCGGTGACGGTCGTCTCGAGCACGCTGGCGATGTCGTACACGACCTCCGACGGAGCGCACCACCCACCCGCCGCCACCGCAGTGAGGTCCGGCGAGCTGCACACCGAGCCGTCCGAGTGCGCTGGGTGAGCCGCCTCCGTGCAGTCGTCGCAGCACAGCTCGCCAGGCTCGCAACGGCGACCGTGCAGATCGCAGCAACCGGGTCCACCAAGGAGCTCCGGCGGTACGCCTAAGGCGACGCCGATACGACGAACGGCCTCCTCGCCGAAGCGGGCGAGCTCCGGGTCCGGCCCGAGGTCCTCCACGACCAGCTGAACCTCACCGAGAGACACTCGCTCGGAGATGACCGGCTCACCGCGCTCGTCGAGCGGTGTGATGAACCCGAGCCCGACCAGCAGCGTGCGCCCGCGCTCGTACACGTACCCGCTCACGGCCGATCCCCGTCCCCGTCGCGGTCGCCCGGTCCCCCGTTCAGGTCCGGGTGTCCGGTCACCAGCTCGCCCTGGATCACACGACCCCGGCGCTCCGTCGAGACGTCCTCGAGGGCACGGCGGAGAGCGAGGGCGGCGCGCCCACGAGCGTCGTCGTCGAGCTCCAAGACGTCCAGCGACTGGCCGAGCACCCAGGCGATCGTGCGCGCCTCGAGCTCGGCGTTCCGCACGATGTGCGCGGCGATGCCGGCGTCGATCGCCGCCTTTGCCACGCGGGCCAGGTGGCGCCGCTCGTTGCGGGACTCCGCCATCCAGCGCTTCATCTCGGTGCGGACCATCACCACGTCCTCGTGGAAGTGGCCGGCGTCCGGCTCGAGCTGCCGCTCCCGCTCGAGCTCGGCCTCGACGCGCTGATCGACCCAGGCGACCCGGTAGCAGGTGCGCCGAACCTCGAGGAGCAGCGCGTCCCAGGGGGAGATGTCCAGCTCGCCGGTGATCGCCCGGAGCTCCTGGCCCAGGGCGTGGGCGGACTGCTTCTTGCGGTAGGGCTGCCCGGAGTTCGTGACCATACCGGCACGCTCGTACGCGAGCGCGAGCTCCCCGAGGGCTGCGTCCAGCAGCGCCTCGACGTGCTCCTGCGGGTACGCAGACGTGCTCTGGCGGGCGTGCCAGACACTCAGCATCGCGGCGAACATGGCGTCTCGTGTCGGCCGGTCGACCGGCTCGGGACGGTCGGGCTGGTCGGGTCGCGACTCGTCGGTCATGGCCGCCCCACCATGCACGCCTCGCCCTGGTCCCGAAGCAGCCTGTCGAAGTCCTCGAAGCCGATGTACGCGAAGCCTCGCCGGCCCCAGCCCCGGCCCCACGAGTTCTTGATCCGGATCAGTTCGGTGTTGAGGCTGGCCCCTCCTAGCTCGTACGCGTGCCCGCCCGCGACCGCGCCGGTCGGCCTGATGCGGCCGCTCTCGTCGGGACGGAACATCCCGTTCGTCCAGACGGTGCCCGCGACCACTGGCCCGACCGTGAGGATCGCCGACACGACCTCCTCGACGCTCTGTGCCCAGCGGTACGTGCCGATGTGCCCCAGCTCCTGAAGCACCTTTGCCCCCGCCCGGACCGAGGAGCCGTCGTAGCGGTGGTCCTCGCAGTCGCCGGCCCAGGGGTCGCGCCTCTGGCACTCGCAGTAGAACCACCGCGGGTCCAGCTTCGGCAGCGGGCGCAGCAGGCTCGGGGAGTCCGCGAGCAGGTGCAGCCACGAGTACGCGACGCACCACGGGTGCGGGTTCTGGTCGCCCCACCAGCTGCTCGAGTACCAGTAGCGGTATCGCCGGTCGACCTCGGACAGCGGCGGGACGACCGCCGACATGGGGTACTGTGCGTCCTGCGGGTCGGGAATGTAGAGCCGCCCAAGGCTGTACTCGGTGGTCACTTGTCCTCCTTGTCACGAACGTCGCCCCAGCCGTGGATCAGGTTGGACCCGGGAGCCAGCCCGGTCATGTGGTAGCCCTCGTGACCGGCGTCGCGCTCGCAGCGCCGGTTGTGCCAGGGGTCGCGGGTCTCGCAGCGCGGCGGCGCCTCGACGGTCACGGAACCCTGCCGGCCACCAGCTTGTGGTTGAAGAGCAGCGCCAGCGCGACGAACGCGAGCCCCAAGGCGATCAGGTTCGCCTCCTGGAGGGCGGTCACGACGAAGCAGACCAGCGCGGCGATCAGCGACAGTAGTGCTAGCATGCGACTATCCTATCGCACCGGTGACGCCGATCGCCGCACCGTGGTCGAAGCTAGCCGTACGCGATCCGGCTCCAGCTGGTGTTGAGGTCGGTGGCCCAGCGGCGGTTGATCGTCGCGCTCCACCGGAGCTGGAGATCGTCGTACACCAGCCTGTACACCGACCACGTGACGCACGAGTCGCTGCTCTGGCCACCGAGGTAGTACTGCCTCCCACCGGACGGCCACCGCCAGATCGAGAACCCGACGTTGTAGATGCGAGGCGACCGGAAGTTGCGGTAGTCCCCGGACACGCAGGTCTGCATCCAGTTGACGTACACCTTCTCGTACCCGCTGTACGGGTTGGCCTTCCAGCTGGCCTTGAAGGTCACCGTGATCGTCGAGTGGTCGCCGGCGTAGTACTTCCTCTTGGTCGTGGTGTACGTGTACTCGGTCGCGGCGCAGAGCTGCGAGGTCTCGGTCGAGTCGGCGAACTCGAGCTCGCCGCCTCCGCAGGTCGCCTCCTCGACCACCTCCTCCGGATCCTCGTAGATCGGCGGCTCCTCCTGGGCTGCGGCCGTCGACGCCAGGCCGAGGCCGGCGAGCAGCGCCAGCGCGGTCAGCAGCGCGGCCAGCGCGGATGTGATGCGAGTGCGTCTCACGGTTTCCTCCTGCGGGTGAGATGAGGTGGGAGGGGAGAGCCGGGCCGGTTATGCCTTGTACGCCGGCCACCGCCAGCAACATTGGGTCGGCCGCTATCCTCGAACCCCCGCCGCGACGGGGCACCCGACTCTCCTTGCGGACCAGCCTAGCGCACACCGTCGGCCTCGCGCCGTTCTCGACGCCACTTCACCAGGTTGCGTGTGTAGGCGATCGCCAGGCCGAACCACATCGGCGCGAGCCCCCACAACTCGTACATCACGATGAAGACGGCCCAGCCACCTTGCCCCGCAACGCCGAGCCACCAGCCCAGGATCCTACGGTTGCCGACCAGCCACATCAGCGTGAGTGTGTTCGCGGACAGTAGCCACGGCAGAAGCTGTCGCACTAGGGTACCCATCTCTAGTGAGCGGACCCGGGGCGAGCGCAGGCGGGATCTTCGCAGTGCGACTGGGTCGGTCGCGCTCCCCCGCCTTAACCCGATCCTAGATCACTGCAGCGGGAGTTTGACGCCGTTCCCGGGTCCGCCCGGTCCTAGTCGAACTGTCCGGCCCTGGCTCCTGCCAGGAACGCGTCCCACTCGGCGCTGGTGTACCGGTGGCGCGCCGCGTCCGGGTGCTTGCCGTCGCGGACGTCGGTGGTGCCGTCGGCGTTGCGCCGCACCTCGACACAGTTGCCGTTCGGGTTGCTGAACGTGCTCTTGGTCCAGACTCCGGTCCTCATCTTTCCTCCTCCCGTTGATGTGTGTGCTGGGTGTGCGAACACTGTAGCACACGGGTTAGAGATCACAGCCCGACTCCCACGAAGGCGCGCGCCTGGCGCCGCTCCTTCCGTGTGATCGTGCGGGTCTGCCCCCTGTACACGATCGCCAGGATGATCCAGACGATCCCCCAGCCGCCTGCGGTCAGCAGGGTCAGCCGGCGATGCAGCCGGTGGTTGGTGCGGGGCACCTCCACCGTCTCGAGCGCTCTTGTCATGTCGTCACCTCCCTCAGGTCGCCGCGTCCGCGACCCAGGCTTCCCCACTCGTAGCTGAAGTGGGCAAGCAGGTCGTCGGGCGCGATCAGGGTCAGCGTGACGTACTTGCCCTCGGGACGCGGCGTGCCGTACTCGTCGGCGACGACGGCCGCGGTCAGCGTGAACTCGATCGGCTCCCGCCCGTCGACCGACACCGTCAGCTTCTCCCGGCCGACCATCTTGTCGAAGCCGGACTGGAAGTAGCGCCCGTGCGGCTCGGCCTGCTCTGTCACCGTCAGCTGGATCATTGTCAGCTCCTTTTCTCGTGTCCTCTAGGTATCCACGATACTACACGTCGTGAATCAGAGAGGCCGAGCCTGCGTGTAGCCGGTGGTCGGGTGCTCGTCGCGTGCCAGGTAGCAGCGTGCGCACCTGCCGCGATGCGAGAGCAGCGAGGTGATCCAGGACAGCGGCGCGTACTCGTGAGGACCGACCTGGATCGACGCGTCGGCGTAGACCGAGACGGACCGGAGTCGAGCGCGACGCTCGCGCCGCGACTCCGGAAACCACTCGAGGTGGCCCACCTGCCGCTGGGTGCCGAAGTCGCGGCCCTCCACCCAGCGCACGATCCAGACGCGCCCGCACGCGCAGTGAAACCGCGCGCCGGCCGGCTGGGACGTCCAGAAGAACGGGTGGCCGTCGGACGGCGGGTCGCACCGGTGCGACGGCTCGGGAACGAGGCTGGTGTCCAGGCGTCCGGTCACGATGATCCCTCCAGCGGCGTGCCGGCGAAGGAGCCGGGGAACCGCGCCCGTAGCGCGACCGTCGCCGCCACCCAGGCGGCCAGCGAGGTCTCGGCGACCACGACACGGCCGTCCGACAGGTCCAGCCGCAGCGCCAGCGACGGCAGCCCGCTGGCCATGCCGCCCTCGATCGCGGCCAGACCCCAGGGGGCGTCGGGCAGGTGGACGACGCCGGAGTCCGGAGCGGCGAGCTCGGGCCAGGCGTTGTCGCCGTCTAGGATCAGGTGAATGATCGGCACTAGTGTTGCCTCCTCTTGTGGTCGGGCAGGTGGCGGACGTCGCGAGCGACGGACCACCGGATCGCCAGGTCGCGGACAACCGGTAGAAGTGCGGCGGCCAGCCTCTCGACCTGCCGCCGCAGCGTCATACGCCGTCCCGGCCGAAGCGCTCGATGAACTCGAGCTCGCCGTGCACGCGTGCGATCGGAATGAACCGGTCGGACGGTGTGTCGGGCAGGTCGTCCGTACCGTCCACGACGACGATCTCGCCGGCACGTATCCTCTCCAGGATCGTCACCGGGCACCGCCCTGGTCGAGGCTCCCGGCCAGGAACACGCCGAGATGCCAGTCACCGAGTACGGCCAGCGCGACCAGCATAAAAATCACCAGCCCGCGTGTGCAGCAGTTCTCGGGGGTGATGACCTCGCCACTATCACGACGTCTCACCGCGGTCCGCCTCCCTGCTGGGGCTTGGGCGGCGGCGGTGCGGGCTTGGGCGGCGGCAGCTTGTCGCCCGGTGTGTCGGGCAACGGCGACCCCTGTGTCGGACTTCCGAACATCGTGTCCTCCTATCGGTTGTCGATCGCCCGCCTAAACCCTCACCTGCGGGCCGGTGCGCTCCCTGTCCGTTGACGCACTAGGTTCCCAACCGAGTACAGCCTAGCGCACACGGTCGACCACGCCTGGGGTTAGCGGGTAAAGATGATGCCGATGACCGAGAGCGTCAGGGCCGCAAGGACGATCACCACGCCCCAGACGTATTCCTTGCCTGCGATCCGGCCGCCGGTTGTGCCGGCGTTCGTCTTGAGGTCGCCGAGGGCATCCCGGAGCGCGCCTAGCTCTACCTCGGACCGCTTGTTGATCGCATCGAGCTGCTTAGCCAGCGCGTCCTCCGCCTTGCCGGTCGCCTCCTTGCTCGTGGCGAGGGCCGAGGCGAGGGCCGCGTCCCGCGCGGCCAGCGCCTCCTTGAGCAGCTCCTTCAGCGACGCCAGCTGCTGAAGCAACGCGTCGTGCTGCGTGTCGCGTAGGCGCTCCTCGGCCTCGTGGGTGCGCTTGTGCTGCGCCTCGGCATCCTTGAGCGACCGGACATCGGCCTGGTGCTCCGTCATCACAAGCTCGCGGAGGTGCGAGATCTCGCGGTCGAGCGCCGCGGTGGTCAGCAGCGTCGGGTCGGGAATCGGGATGTTGGACCGAGTGGGATCTGCGTTCGTCATTGTCCGGCCCCCTATCCCTCGCCCGCCCTTCTTACGATCAGCATAGCACACCGGCGGTGCTATCGAGGTAGGATCAGGAGACGAGCCTAGCGCCGCACTAGGTCGACATGACCTTGTACCGCCCACGTCTCAATCCCACATCGCGGTTCGCCCACTGTGTATTCCCAAGCTGGGTGAGCGAGTAGTACCGTGTCGGCGTCAACAGCCCCACGTTAAGGAGGATCGACGCCGGGGTACCGATCAGCCAAGAGATCAGCTTCTGACGACGCGGCATGTCAACCCGATCGACCAGGTACATGCCTGCAACCGCGAACCGCACGACGAGGTAGGCACCGACATACAGCACAAGTACGTGCCAACGCGCGAGCCGTGCGCCGGGATCAAGGGCCGTCACCAGTGCGAGCCACCCCACAAGCAGCGGTGTCACGACAAGCTGGATCATACCGAGAACGGGCGAAATGATCTGCTTGCCCGACAGCCGGGTCAGTACATAAGGGATCATCCAGAACCACGACCGCGACCAGCGCAGCCGCTGCTTGAATGTACCGCGGACGGTCGTCGGCATGTCCGTGCGGACCAGCGCCTCGGCGACCGCGACGACCTCACCGCGCTCGAGCGCACGCAGCGCGAGCCAACGGTCATCGCCGGTACCGCATTCGACGGCGTAGGCGTCGAGATGATCGAACAGCAGAGCACTGCGGTAAAGGGCCAGCGCACCCGAGGTCGTCTCCAGCGCACCGAGCATCGACCTCGAAGCACGCATCATCACGCAGCTGGAGCCGATGTCGATGTCGGCCGCGCGGACCAGCAGGTTGTCCGTGTAGTTCCGCACATAGATCATACCGGTGGCGGCGTGCACCGTGGAAACGGACATCGCCCGCAGCAGCTCCTCCAGCGCGGTCGGCAGCAGCTCTGAATCGCTGTCCACGGTGAGGATGAACTCCCAATCGTCGCGGTGAGCGAGGCGCAGCGCCGCGACCTGGGCACCACGCTTACCCGTGTTCTCCTGGTAGATCCAGTGCACACGTTCGTCGTCGATCGAGGGGATCACCGGAACGGCCGAACCGTCGTCCACGACAATGATCGCATCAGGCGGCCGCGTCTGATCCAGCATGGACTGAACGCAGATCCGCAGTGCCTCCGGATCCTCGTTGTACGCCGGGATGATCGCCAGTACGCGTCCCTGCGCCGGCGGCAAGTGCGTGTACCTGCGCCCCTTGACGAATGTGATAAGACAGATCGCGATCACCAAAGCGCCGACCCACCAGTAACCGATCAGTACGGGACTACGTGCGAATACGTGCACAACCGTCGTGACAATGGCGAGTGCTGCCAGAACGGCAGCCAGGATTGCGATGTGTGCGTGCCTATTACGCTGCACGATGCTGCAGCCGCTTCCAGATCCGCACACCTAAGACAGTGAGCAAAACAACCGCGATACCGCCCGCCACCAACCACGTCGCACCGAGCTCGTAACCGACGGCGACACCTGCTGCAACGCCTGTAGGCACCGCTGCACCTTCATACATTAGCTTCCTCATCTCATCGAGAGTCTTGGGTCGCGGACCACGATAGCATACGATCACGTGAGGTACCCAGGTGCCCGAGGTACCCAGGTGCCCGAGGTGCCCGAGGTACCCAGGTGCCCGAGGTGCCCGAGGTACCCAGGTGCCCGAGGTGCCCGAGGTGCCCGTGAGGCAGACCGGTCAGACGCCGATCCGAGGAGCGTCAATCGTAAGAACGACGCCGCCGTCCGGCGCGATGTCGTACTCCAGGTGGGCGGGACCGGTGATCGCGGACTTGGTGCTGGCCGGGTTCCAGGCCGTCTCCCCGTCCTTCAGCTCGACGGTCGTGGTCGCCCAGCCGTGCCCGCGGTCGTGCGCGTTCGCGAGCACCCGCTCGCTGTCGTAGGCCATCTTCATCCTCTTATCCTCCTCTGTCCGGGTTGCGACTTCTACGTCCATTATATCACATGTGACTAATGTTCGGTTTGTCCACGAATCATCTCGTGAGGCCAACCGTGAGCCTCACGCTGCTTCGCCGTGAGCCTCACGCCGCACGACCGTGAGCCTCACGTTGGGTCACTAACATTGACCGTGAGCCTCACACCCGTGTGAGACCGTGAGCCTCACGTTGTCTCCACCCAGGGGAACCGTGAGCCTCACGCCGCATCGCCTCGCCGTGAGCCTCACGAGGTAACCGTGAGCCTCACGTTGCCTCACGAGGTAACCGTGAGCCTCACAGGCGTGTTGAGGTAACCGTGAGCCTCACGGCTCCAACCGTGAGCCTCACGAGGTAACCGTGAGCCTCACGTGAGCCTCACGCTCAGAAGTCAACCGTGAGCCTCACAGGCGTGTAAAGGCAAAGTCATCGTTGCATATGCAACGCTTTTTTCCTCCTGGGAAGGACACACAGGTCCCCCGTGCGTCGCTTTTGTCGCTTTTGTACCCCGGGCGAGGAGTTTCCGGGGCGGGTTCCGCCACGAGGCTGGGCGGTTGTTACACTTTGGGCCTCGCGACCGTAACTCGAATTGTAACGGCGAAGTCGCAGGTCAGGGCGCTGCTTCCTTGATCGTGTTACACTTGTTACAATCACTGTGGTATTCCCTCCTGCGCGCGCGAGGGCTGTGTACGTCTGTTCGATCGTTTGACGATCAAGGAAACGCACGCGGTGCGTCGCGTTCGTTTCTCTATCTGTACGCGCGTAACCACAAAACTACTGTAACATTGTAACATTGATCATCGTTATAGTCTCTGACCTGCGACTTTCCTGTTACACAAGGCGTTACACAACCCGTTACAGAGTTACACTGACGGCGCCGACCACTGCAGCTGCACCGGCGCCTCGGCGAGCAGCGGCGGCCCGAACCACCCACGCTCGATCTTCGAACCCTGCATGTACCAGAGCACTCGCCGCGGTGTGTCGTCCCGATCGAACCCGAGCCGGTGCAGGTCGTTGGTGATCGACCGCATCCCCTTCGGGTGGTCCAGGCCGTTCTCCTGGCACCACTCTCGGTACGCGCCGATGATCAGCTTGTTGGGGTGCCACGCCCGCTCGGACGAGCCGACCGCGAACGTCTCCGCGGCGAACATCCCGAACGGATCTTCCTCCACCCGGTACACGTCCGTGGCGGCCGTGACCCGGTCCGGCGCGCCGAGGTCGTTCAGCTCGAGGTACCCGCGGACGCCCTCCAGGCACCAGTTGAGGATGCCCGGTCCCTCCGTTGCGACCAGCACGTCCGCGTAGTCCCGGACCCGCCTGTCCGCCGGGATCACGTTGTCGAACGGGACCAGCGCCAGCCGGCGCCACATGCCGTCGCTGGTCTCCGCGATGCGTGGCTTATTGTTCCCGGCGATCCAGATCTTGCAGCGGACGGTGAACTCGAACGGGTCCCGGGCGATCCGTCGGGCGGTGACCTTGCCGGTGCCGGTGAGCTTCTTCAGGCGGGCCTCGTTGACCCGGCCCGACGGCGTCTCGTCTATGAAGACCATGCGCGGTCCGGCCAGGTCCGCGATGATGGTCTCGTGCTCGTTGCCCCTGCCGCTGAGCAGCTGCGCCGAGCCGTACCGCGCGTACGTGCCGAGCACCTTCATGATCGTCTCGACGAAGACGTTCTTCCCGTTGCTGCCGCCGCCATACAGGAAGGCGAACTTCTGCTCGGAGACCAGCCCGGTGATCGTGTACCCCGCCCAGCGCTGCAGGTACGCGGCGAGCGCCGGGTCCGGCTGCCCGTCCGACCGGGTCGACACGAACGCGATGTGCTGCAGCCAGGCCGGGCACCCCGCGGCGGGGTCGAACGCGACGCCCGCCCGCTGTGTGCAGACGTCCGTCACGTCCCTGGCGAGCCCCCGGGTGGTCAGGTCGACGATCCCGGACCGGGTGGCCAGCAGCAGCGGGTTCGTGTTGAGGTCGTCCACGGTGATCGCGACCCCGGGCTCCGCGCGGGAGAGCCTGATCGCCGCGTCGATGCGGCCGGCGCTCTCGCACTCGATCGCCCACCGCGCCCAGCGGTCTCGCTCGTCGGTGTCCGTCACCGTCTGCGCGTGGTGCCGGATGTCCAGGATCACGGTCTTGAACAGGTCGACGATCCGGTCCCGCGAGTCGAACTCGTAGGTGCCGTCGCCGAGCGGGACGAACCACCCGAGGCCCTTCACGTGGCGGACATCCAGGACGCGCGCCAGGCGCTGCGCGTTGCCCAGGTCCGTCCGGAGCTCGCGAAGCTCCTCAGGACCCCTGACGACGACCACGTCCGCGGTCGGTGGTTGCCTACCGGCGTCACCGTCGTCGTGCTCTGGCGTGACGTCTGGCGGCGCCGGTCGCTGCTCGACGGGAGGCTGACTCTGCGCGCCGGGCCGGATCTCGCGGACCTTCGCCTCCTTGGCATTCGCCTCCTTGACGTTCGCCGCCTGCTGCTTGGCCCAGTCCTGGAGGTCCGAGCTCTCTGGCTCGCGCGGCGACGACCCCGGCCTGTGCCTGCCGGTCCAGTCGTCCACGAGCTCCTCGATGTGGTGGCGCCGCCAGGGGTCGTCGTGGCGGAGCTCGCGAAATCTCTGCGCCGCGGTCCAGCACGTCTCCTTGACCTCGTCGATCGGCGTGTTGGCCGCCCAGAGGGACGCCATCAGCGAGATTAGCGCGTCCCGCTGGCAGGAGTAGTCCGACGTGTCACCGGCGACGATCTTGTCGCGGTCGACGTGCGTGCCGTCTGCGGCTCGCTCCCCCACCCTGTCGTCGTCGTCGCGCGATCGCTTTAGTCGCCGCGTCGCCGCCGCGGTCTGCAGCACGCTCACCCAGGGGTTGGGCAGCCACGGTATCTCCTCGAGGTCCGGTATGTCCAGCGCGCCGGACGGTCCCGGCATCAGCATCGTGCCGGGCACCGGGTCCCGCCCGAGGTACCACTCGTAGCGTCGGGCGAGCTCCGGGTGGATCGACGGCCAGACGACGGCGAACCGGTGGTCGTGCCGGATGATCTGGACGCCCGGTCCCGGGTCCCGCCACGTCAGGTTCGGGTCCACCCTGAAGAGCCTGATCCCGGACACGCCGTCCGTGCGGGCGGTCGAGATGTAGGTCTCCGGCAGCCTGCCGTCCTCACCCGGATCGGCGGTCGCGAGCACGACGGCGATCAGCTCGTCGAGGGTGTCGCCGCCGCCGTCCCGGGCGTCCACGTCGATGCCGATGACACCGCGCGGCAGCCTTAGTCCTATGTTGAGGTGGCCGAGCTCCTCCGCCCACTGCTCGATCTGCAGCCGGGACGGGTCCTCGCCGTGGCGCCCGGAGTAGCCCTTCGGCGGGACGTTCTTGCCGGCCTTGCTCGGGTCCTTCTTGTCCCGGATCGGCAGCGGAGCGGGCCAGTGCCGATCGTTGTACGCCTTCGCGGCGTGCGCGTACGCGCCCGACATCTAGCGGCGTCCGGCGGGCCGACTTGGTCGTGGAATCACGGCTTCCCTCCTCGGTTCCTCGTAGGACGTGGTACTATTCAATCAACCTGGCCTAGGCCGGGGCGCCGTTCGCCGAACGACCTTGACGACAGGAGGAACGATGACGGAACCGACGACGGCTACGTACTCGCCGGTGACCGTCCGGACCACGCACCGCGCCACACAGACGTTCGTCGGTGCGCTGCTCGGGTCGGGGACGAGCCGGCGCGACGGCCACCTGCACCCGCCCGACAGGCCGCCCGCTCCCGGCGTCCGGTGCTCGGGCTGCCGCTGGACGGAGACCAAGATCTTCTGGTCCGCGGATGACAGGCAGTACGTGATCAGCATGATCGGGAGGTCCGTCCTGCCGGGCGAGACCGACCGCGTGAAGACCGTCTGGACCGCATCCGCGGAGGGCGTGCTCGACACCCTGCTGATCAAACCGCCTCGGAACGTCGGCGGCGACCCGGACCGTCTCGAGCTGCCGCAGCCCAACGCGGACGCCCTCGAGGAGGCCTCCGAGCGGGACCCCGCCCTCGACGAGGTGTTCGCCCGCTGGGACGCCGAGGAGGGTTAGCCACGCTTATGTCGCATCGCCTGATATAGTGCGATCGTCAGACCACGAGGAAACGACTCAGGAGGATGATCACGTGGTCCACGTTGTCACAGAGAAGATCACGCCGAAGCGCGCCGCCGAGCTTCTCGAGCGGAACGAGATCAACCGGCACCTGCGTGACCGCACCGTCGAGGCGTTCGCCGAGGACATGCGGAACGACGCGTGGAACGGGCTCAACGGCGAGACGATCAAGTTCGGTCTCGACGGGAGGCTCAAGGACGGGCAGCACCGCCTCTGGGCGATCGTCCAGGCGGACATTCCCGTCGAGATGCTGGTCGCATACGGGGTGCCCGACGACGCGCAGTCGACGATCGACACCGGCATGCGGCGGTCGTACGCCGACACCCTCGCCCTCCGCGGCGAGCACGAGGTGATCAGCCTCGCGGCGCTGGTCAAGCGCGTCTGGATGTGGGAGAAGGAGAACACCAACGAGACGCCCGACCGCCGGAACCCGTACGCGACGACGCCGCAGCTGGACGCGGTGCTGCAGAGGTACCCGGAGCTTCGCTCGATCCGCGACGTGTCCGAGGCCGTCTACCGGACCGGCGGCAAGCTTGCCCCGCAGTCGATCATCGCACTGTGCATGTGGGTGTTCGCGCGGCTCGGGGACGAGGACGCCGTGAGCGACGCGGAGACCTTCTTCGCGCGGTTCACTGACGGCGCCGACCTGCCGGACGGCAGCCCGATCCTGACGCTGCGGAAGCAGCTGCAGAACGCCCAGCGGCAGCCTACCGTCGGTCGCCTCAACGACCGCGTCGTACTGGCGTGGTTCATCAAGGCGTGGAACGCGTACCGCGACGGCAAGGAGCTGCGGATCCTGCGGTTCAAGCCGGGCGGCGCCAACCCCGACAAGTTCCCGACGCCGCACTAGGAACGGCGAACACGAGGAGAAGAGGATGAACGATACGACCACGAGCTCCGTCGCCGACCTCAGGTCGGCGGCGGAGGCCTGGCGCAGGGTACGCGCAACCGGCACCGACGAGGACGAGGAGCTGGCCTGGGACGAGCACGAGCGGCTCTCCAAGAGCCTTGGCGTCTGCAGGATCCCGCTCTGCGGCCAGAGGCGCGACGGCAAGTTGCCGACGTGCCGCGAGCACCGGCCCGGGAGGCCGTGATGACACGCGACGCCCGCGCCGAGCCGTCCGAGCAGTACGAGGAGTTCTCCGTGCGGTGCCCCAAGAACGGCTCTCACGATCCGCACCCGGTGTACGGCACGCTCGACGACGCGATGGCGCGCGCTGCCACGTGCCGTCGGATCGGGCACGGCGGCGACGAGATCGTTCCCGTTCGGCGGTTGGTCAAGGTTCGCTTTACGCCCTGGGAGGACGTCGGAGGCGCTACGATTGACGTCTCGATGAAGGAGGATACGAGGACATGAGCGACGACTCCGGACTCCTGCAGCGGACCGGCAGCACGCTTGGCGCGTTCCTGCGCGCTCTCTTTGAGGGGGTGGACCGCAGGTGTGAAGAGCAGGGACGCGAGCGGCTGACCGACAGGTGCGGCGCCGTCGCCAGTATCGCCGACGCGGCACGTGCGGTCGCCGATCACGAGATACCGTGGATCGAGGTTCCGCCGGTGATCATCCTGCAGATGATCGGCATCGAGACGCACATCGGCGAGGTGCACAACGACTACCGCGACGTGATCAACGAGCAGCTGTTGTCAGACGAGATGATCCCGCTGCGCGACCAGCTCGACGCGGCCGGCAACGAGGCGTGGACCACGATCCAGAGGCTGATGTGAACGAGCACTCGACCCTTCCTAGCCCGCCGAACCCGTTCCGCCGGCGTGAACCTGGACCGATCGCCCGGCTGGTAGGATACGTGTTCGTGACCTTACTGGTCGGTGTGGTCTTGGCGTTCATCGTCGCGATCCTGCTCGTGCTGCTGCTCGGCGTCTTGTACCTGTGGAGCCTGCTGTGAGGATCTCTGTGTTCGACGACAACGAGACGATGACGATAACGATCACCGTCTCTGCGAAGCAGGTGCAGCATCAGTCGCCTGAGTCGATCGCTAAGAACGTCGGCGAGTCGGTCCGTAGATACCTGAAGACCTGGCGGTGGGCACTATGTCACGACGAACGGAGACACCATGCTGATCATTCTTGAGGGGCCGGACGGCGCCGGCAAGTCGACGCTTGCGGAGTCCCTGTCCGACGAGATCGTCCGTCAGTCGACCCGCGATGCCACCGTTGAGATACTCCACAAGGGTCCGCCCGCCGAGGGCGCGACGATCCTCACCGAGTACATGGATCCTCTGCTGGACTACCGTCCCGGTGGCGACCGGCACGTGATCTGCGACCGCTGGCACCTCGGCGAGCTGGTCTACCCGGGAATGCTCAGCAGGTCGTCTCTCGCTCTCGACCGGGTCGGGTTCGCGTACCTCGAGATGTTTTTGGCCTCACGCGGCGCGCTCGCCGTTCACGTTGACGCCGGCTATGACACCCTGCTCGACGTGCTTCACAAGCGCGACAAGGAGACGGTCCTCGACTACGAGTTCCGGGTGTCAACGCAGCGGGCACGGTTCCGGCGCGCGTTCGCGCGGACCAGGCTGCCGAAGTACGCGACCCGCACCGGCTACCACGACCCCGTCGAGGTCGTCCGCATCGCGCGTACGACCGACGGTGTAGGCGCCAGGACGTATGCGGTCAACCCGTCGTACGCCGGTCCCGCGCTTCCGCGGTACCTGCTGCTCGGCGACACGCGGAACGACTCGCCGCCTCCCGCGTTCGGACCGCACGTCGGGACGTCCGGCCGGTACCTTCTCGAGTCGATCAAGTCGCGGTGGCTCGAGAACGGCGACGTAGGCGTGGCGAACGTCAACGACCCGGACAGCGGCGACGTCATCGAGCTCCTGCGGATCTTCGAGTACCCGAGGACCGTCGCCCTCGGCGAGCACGCGTGGGCGACCGTCCAGGACCAGCTCGCCTCCGCGCCTGACGTCCGTAAGACGGTCGGGGCGGTACCGCATCCGCAGCACTGGCGTCGGTTCTTCCACCGCTACGCCCGCGACTACGCCAGGATCATCGAGGAGGCGTCTTGGGGCAACGATCTTCGCGGACACCGCCCTCCCGGGTCGTGGAACGACAAGAGAAAGGCTAAGGTGAGATCGTGACGCTGTTCGCATCCCGCTACCGGGACACAACGCTGATCGAGGTGCCGTCCGGTCGGCTTGGGTACTCTGACCTGCTGCTCTATGTCAAGAGCCACGGTAAGAAGCGCGCGCCTCGTGGCATGGCAACCGTCGACCTCGGTCACACCACCGTCGTGATGGAACCCTGGGACGCGCTGCCGGTCGGAACGGGCCGCAACCTGAACCTTGGCATCGCGGCCGTGGAAGCTCTGCAGCTCATATCCGGCACGATGAATGCGCCTCTGCTGACGCGTATCGCCCCTGGCTTTCGGCAGTTCCAGGAGGAGGACGGGACGTTCCACGGCGCGTACGGGCCCCGCACGTGGGGCCAGCTTCCCGCCGTCGTGGATAAGCTGAGGCGGGACCCCGACACGCGGCAGGCTGTGGCCACGATCTGGGATCCTATCAAGGACAACGAGTCGGCGCGCGACATCCCATGCACGATCGCCCTCGGATTCGCGATCGTCGAAGACCGGCTCGACATGCACGTGACGATGCGGTCGAATGACGCGTGGCTCGGTTGGCCGTACGACGTGCACACATTCACCCAGCTACAGTTCACGATCGCCACCTCTCTCGACGTTCTTCCCGGAGCGTACCGGCACACCGCGTGGTCGTTGCATCTGTACGAGCGTGACCTCGACAAGATCTTGAGTGTCGGTGAGCCGAGCGCGCCCGCGAGGCTGCCGACCGGGATCGGCCACGACGGTCTGAGCTGGGGAAAGATTGAGGACATCGCGCTGCGGCTCCTTCGCGGCGGCAAGATCAGCGAGGAGTACATGACCGACTCGGAGGTGTGGTACCGTGACGCCATCGCGCCTCACCTGGGATGAACTCTGGTCGAAGATCGCCGCAGATATCGCCGAGCGCTCGCTGTGCGTTCGCGCGCATGTCGGAGCGGTGATCGTCGACACCACCAACCGCATCGTCTCGACGGGGTACAACAACCCGCCGAGTGGCTTCGAGCACCACGATCGACCGTGCAAGGAGTGGTGCCCACGGGCGAACGTCGACCGCACCTGGGAGTTCGACTTCAGTAACGCGAACCCAAGCGGTCCGCCGATACCTGAGCTCGTGTACCACGACGGCAACGTCTACGAGCGAACGCCGAACGGTCAGGAGATGCTGATCGAGGATACCGACGCGTACTTCGCCGCGCACGGCGGCAAGCAGGTCGAGCAGCTGGCGCAGGACTACTCCGACTGCTATGCGCTGCACGCTGAGGCGAACGCGCTCGTGGCGGCGGACAGGTCGACCTGGCAGGGCGGCACGATCTTCGTGACCAGTCACGTGTGCTACGCGTGTGCCAAGCTGATCGCGAACTCGGGACTCAAGACGCTGGTCGTGATCGACGATCTCAAGGATCGTAGTCACCGGTCGCCGGAGCGGTCCTACGATCTTCTTGCCTCGTGTGGGGTCAACATGGTGCTACTCACTCCGGAGCCTAGATGAGGTGGAAGATCCCGATCGTCGATCCGATGCTTCCGCATCAACTTCGGATCGTCACACACGGTAGCGGTGACATGACCCTCTGGGTAACGTGCAACTGCCGACCAGACGGTCCCTCCGAGCTGACCGCGATCTCGCGGATCGTGGACGCGCATCAGGCTAGAGTAAGGTACCATCGCTGGCACGAGGAGAGAGGAATCCGAACGTGACAACCGTCGGAACCATCAAGACCGATTGGGTCGCGTCCTGCTCATGAGCCTCGACGGTATCGAGCTGCATCTGGTCGACTCGGTCGACGAGGCCTACTCGTTGATGCGCTGGCTCGGCGAGGGACCGGCGCAGAAGGGACGCATTGGGTACGACACGGAGACCACCGGGCTCAGTCCTGAGCAAGACCGGGTGCGTCTCGTCCAGGTGTCCGACGATAAGACCGGCTGGGCGATACCCTTCGAGCGCTGGGGTGGCGTCGTCGAGGATCTGGTCAGGCGCTGGGACGGCGAGTACGACATGCACAACGCGCCGTTCGACTGCGCCATGACCGAGAAGGAGGGCATCAAGATCCCTCGGCACAAGGTCCACGACACGCGGATGATGGGTCACGTCCTCGAACCGACCGAATCGACCGCCTTGAAGAATCAGGCCAGTCGTCACGTTGACGGTCGCGCCGCGGCGGCGCAGCGCGCGTTGAACGAGGCACTCGATAAGAAAGGCGCGTGGTCGTGGGCGACCATTCCGATCGTCTCCGAAGGTCCGCTTGCCATCTACTGGCAGTACGGCGCGATCGACCCGATCTTGACCTACCAGCTTCGAGACGTCCACTGGCCGAAGGTCCAGGCGCAGGCGCCGCTCGCATACAGCCTCGAGCTCGGAGCCGGCTGGGTCGTCGAGCGCATGGAGCGACGAGGCGCGCGGATCGACCGCGAGTACACGCAGGCGCGATCCGACGAGTTCCTGCAGTATGTCAAGGACGTCGAACACTGGTGCGTTGATACGTACGGTGTCAAGCCAGGCGCTAACGCCGACGTCGTGGCACGACTTCAGGAGTTCGGTTACACGTTCGACAAGCGAACGGCAAGCGGAGCGTACGCCCTCGACAAGGAAGTGCTCGGGCCGATCGACCACCCGTTGGCTCAGGCTGTGTTCTCCCGGCGACGCGTGCAGAAGCTGCAGTCGACCTACCTACGGCGGTTCCTCGAGTTCAGCGAGTACGATGGGCTGCTGCATCCACACATCAACTCGATCGGTGGCACGCACAAGAAGGCAAGCGCGTCCGAAGGCGAGTACGGCGTCCGCACCGGCCGCATGTCGATGGACTCGCCGAACCTTCAGAATCTGCCGCGACGCAGCGAATCCAACCCGTTCGCCGAGGTGGTCCGCAACTGCGTCATCGCACGCGACGGTCACACGCTGCTGTTCTCTGACTTCGACCAGATCGAGATGCGCGTGTTCGCCCACCTGTCGCAGGATCAGGGAATGATCAACGCGTTCCTCAACGCAGTCGGCGGCCTGGACTTTTTCACGATCATGGCGCGGCAGGTCTACGGCGACGACACCCTCGAGAAGAAGGACCCACGCCGGCAGACCGCAAAGAACGCGGGCTACGCCAAGGCATACGGCGCGGGGCCTGAGAAGTTCGCCCTCACCGCGGGCATCCCACCGGCTGAAGGCTACGCGTTCCTCGACGTGTTTGATCGACTCTACCCAGGCGTTCAGCGGTTCCAGCGGGAGGTCGACGAGCGGGCGACCGAGCGGCGGCTTCGCGAGGGTGACGCATACGTCCTGTCCCCGCTGACCCGTCGGCGTCACGTCGCCGATCCCGGTCGCGAGTACGCGCTGGTCAACTACCTCATTCAAGGGATGGCCGGCGAGATCCTAAAGATGAAGCTCCTCGAGCTGGACGCAGCCGGACTCGGCGAGTACATGATCCTACCCGTCCACGATGAGGTCATCTTCGACGTCCCGGACCCGGAGGTGCCTGACGCGATCCGCACGATCCACCAGGTGATGAACGATGCGAACCTGCTCTCGGTGCCGATCACGGCAGGAACCGCGCACGGCCAGCGCTGGGGCGAGAAGAAGGACGTGACCTTGGAGATGATGACCGGATGATCATACGCAACGTGATGGGCATCGACCCAGGGAAGACCACCGGCGTGTTCCTGGCGACGATCGCGATCCCGGACGAGGGCGAGATCCTGCTCAACAACGACGCTAGGCACATGCATCTTCGGCGACACGAGGTGCACACAGAGGTGGAGTGGCGGCTGCAGGTCTGGACAGACCTCGTGATCGCCTGCGAGCGCTTCGTGATCACGCCGGAGACCGGTAAGAAGACGCAGCAGACCGACGCCCTCGAGGTCATCGGCAGCGTGCGCGATGTGTGCGAGCGGCTAGGCGGGCACCTCGTGTTGCAATCCAAGGCGGACGCGGTCAGGCTCGCGCCGCCGCAGCTACTCCGTGCGATCGGGTGGTACAAGCCGGGTATGGAGCACGCCAACCACGCAGCCGCACACGCCCTGTTCGCGCTGCAAGGCATCGAGCCAAGGATGTTTGACATTCTCCATCGATATGCTAGTGTTGACTCTGAGGATGAGGATACGAGGAGCTGACCGATGGCATACGCAGAGATCGCGCCGGATACAGGTCGCGTTGTGATCCAGACCCGGTGGGAGGAGAAGGACCTCATCAAACAGCTTCCTGGCTGCCACTGGGACGGCGAAGGCAAGTTCTGGCACGCTCCGCTGACATGGGCGACGTGCGTCGTCCTGCGCGGCATCTTCGGTAGCGGACTCGACGTCGGACCGAGCCTGAACACCTGGGCGTGGAACGAGCGGCACACCCGCGTTGACCCGGTGATGTCCATCCGCGAGGCGACCGCGTTCTCGTCTGCACCCGAGACCGCGAACGATCACGACAAGCGGCTGTACCCGTTCCAGGTCGTCGGCCGCGAGTTTCTGCGCATCGCCGGAAGCGCACTGCTGGCCGACGAGATGGGCACCGGTAAGACCATTCAGATCCTCGCCGCGCTGCGCATCATCCCGGACGCGCTGCCCGCGTTGGTCGTCTGCCCGAACGGCGTCAAGCGTCACTGGGAGGCGAAGACCCGCGAGTGGTTTCCCGAGGGGACGCCTTACGTACTCGCCGGCAGCACGCCGGAGCGGCGGAAGATTCTCGAGAAGGCCAAGAGCGACCCGACCGCGCTCGTGATCGTCAACATCGAGTCGGTTCGGCTCCTGTCGAGGCTCGCCGGCTACGGATCCATATCGCTGGCACGCTGCCGCGAGTGTGACAAGAAGCACGGCGACCCGAAGCTGACCGCAGCTCGCTGCGAGGTGCATAAGAAGGAGCTCAACGGGTTCGGCTTCAAGACGTGCATCCTGGACGAGGCGCACCGGGTGAAGGATCCTAAGGCGAAGCAGACACGCGCCGTCTGGGCGACGTTCCACGACCCGTCGGTGTTGCGCCGCTGGGGCGCCACTGGCACGCCGATCGCGAACCACCCCGGTGACCTGTGGTCGGCGATGCACGCGGTGACTCCTGACGAGATGCCGGTCAAGAGTAAGTTCCTCGAGCGCTTTGCGATGCTGTCGTGGAACGCGCACGGCGGACTTGATGTGACAGGTCTGCGGGCCGACACTCGGGACGAGTTCTTCCGGTTCTTTGACCCGCACTTTCGTCGGATGACCAAGGACATCGTGCTGCCGCAGCTGCCGCCGAAGATCCGTCAGATTCGCACCGTGGAGATGACGCCGAAGCAGCGGAAGGCCTACAAGGAGATCGAGGACGCGCTGGCGACGCGCCTCGAGGACGGCTCGCTTCTTGTCGCGCGCGGCAACCTGCCGGCGCAGACCCGGCTGCTTCAGCTCGCGTCGTCGTACGCCGAGGTCGAGACGATCACGTGCCGCCGGTGCAAGGGTGATCGGCGCGACCCGCAGAACCCGGCCGGGATGTGTCAGACCTGCCGCGGCTCCGGCCTCGAGTTCCTCGTCGAGCCGATCGAACCGTCCACCAAGGTTGACGACCTCGTGGAGATCGTCCGCGAGGGATACGGTAGGCCGCTCGCCGCAGCCGCCGAACACCGCAAGCTGATCGAACTCGCCGCAGCCCGGCTCGAGAAGGAGAGCATTCCGCACGCGCTGATTACAGGTACCGTACCGGAGAAGGTCCGCGCCCGCAACATCGAGCGCTTTCAGGCCGGCGAGATACCTGTGATCATGTTCACGTACAAGGCAGGCGGGGTCGGGATCGACCTGTCGCGCGCCGATACGCTGATCCGGCTGCAGAGGTCGTGGTCGATGGTGGACAACCTCCAGGGGGAGGATCGGGTCCATCGGATCGGCTCAGAGATCCACGACTCTGTGCTGATCATCGATCTGATAGCGGAGGGAACGGTTGAAGAGGACCAGGTCGCGAATCTTAGTGCTAAGATGGACCGTCTGGACGAGATCACGCGCGACCGCGCACGTCGTGCAGCCGCCGGACTGGCGACCGACGACCTCGACCGCGAGGCAGAAACGATCGCGAACAGCTACCTTGGAGAGTGAGGGACATGAGTAGACACGATGACGACTTCAGCCGTAGGCGTCAGCGGTTCGACCGCGAGTTTGAGAAGATGGGTCGTCGCATCGGTGCGGCTTGGACGGTAGGCGCCGTTCTCGCCGTCGCGTTCGTCGTCGTAGTCATCTGGGCGATCGTTCAGCTCGTGGGGTGGGTGACAGCACAGTGACCACACAACCAAAGCTCGGACAGCTTCTCGAGCAGATCCGCAAGAGCGAGCGCGACGAGAACGGCAAGAGGCTGAACCGCAATACGATGGCCGAGAAGACCGGCCTAACCGTCTCTGCGATCGCGAACATCGAGAAGGGTCGCGAGCTCAAGGATGGCGAGCTGGAGAAGCTCCTCGCCGCATACCCGATGCTCGGTCAGGCGGCTTTCCTGCCGGACGAACCAGCGAAGCAAGAGCAACACGGCAACAAACCGGCAGCGAAAGTTGAGGAGTCGGTCGACACGGCAACCGATGTTGATGAGTCGATCGAGACGGTTGAGGAGCTTCGCGCGCAAGGCTACGAGGTCATGGATCTCAAGGCGTGGGTGCACGGGTACGGCGACCTGGTCGCCCTCGATGCGGCCCTGGAGAACGACGTTCTCGACGACTCGCCAATGTCCGATGCCGCGGTTACGTACGACTTCGAGCGATCGGTGGACGCGACGCAAACGCTCGAGAATCTCGGGGGAATCCCGCCGATCGAGGCCGGTCCGGCGACCGTCGTCGAACCAGAAACGCCCGTACCGGCGGTCGAGCAGCCCGAGATCACGCCTCTGCGTCTCGACGGGACCATTGCCGTATCGAACAGCGAGGTGCAGACCTTCAAGCGTTGTAGGCGAAAGTGGTGGCTTTCGTGGTACCGTGGCCTGGCTCCGAAGTTCGAGGAACCTGTCGGTGCCGCCGCCCTCGGTGCCCGCGTTCACCGAGCGCTTCGCGCGCTCTACGTCCCCGCCGGCCAGACGCCGCAGGACCCACGCGACGCGCTGGAGCGAGCGATCACCGACGACTGGACGAAGCTGGCGCTCGGGTACAAGGAGCAAGGATACGACGCGCCACCCGAGGGCGTCGTGAAGAGGTTCCAAGACGACACGGCCCTCGAGCGGAAGATGGTGGAAGGCTACATCGAGTGGCTCGCCGAGGAAGGCGCAGACCGTGGCCTCCGCGTCGTCGCTCCCGAAACCTACGTCGAGGCCAAGCTCGACATCCCGGCGATCGAGCGTGGCGTGCTGGTCATCGGCAAACTCGACGTTCGGCTGATCCGCGAGTCGGACGGCGTCCGGCTGTTCATGGATCACAAGACGGTGGGCGATCTCACCAGTCCTGTCAAGACGCTGCACCTCGACGAGCAGATGCTGCACTACCATCTGATCGAGTGGCTCCAGGCCGTCGAGGACGGCCGGTGCGACGGCGCCATCTACAACATGCTGCGCAAGGTCAAGCGCACCATGCGGGCGAACCCGCCGTTCTTCGGACGGGTCGAGGTTCGGCACAACCCGATCGAGCTGGAGTCGTTCAAGAAGCGCCTAGTTGGCACGATCATGCAGATGGTCCGTGTGCGCGAGCAGCTCGACGCGGGCAAGGATCCCCTCGCCGTCGTGTACCCGACGCCGAACCGCAACTGCAGCTGGGACTGCGATCACTTCGCGATCTGCCCTCTTTTTGACGACGGCAGCCGGGTCGATGATATGATTGCGTCTCGGTACCGCGAGCAGAACCCGCTCAGCTACTACCTCAAGACCGAAGAGGAGTGAGGACTTGACCCAACCACAGTTCACGTGGTTGACCGTTCCACCTGAAAGTTGGGCGGTCAGTATCGGACACTTGACGCAGACGTGCGGTGTCTGCAGCCTGCAAATGGGCGGTACAAAGATCACAAACGTGCGCGGCACCTGGGAGCACTACGACTGCGCTAGAGCAGCGTATGATCGAGTACACTCACGCGGTTGGGTACAAGGCAAGCAGAACGACATGCTCGATGCACTGAAGAATCGACCACTCGAACGTGTCACAGTCGTGTACGATCCAGCGAAGCAAATAGGCAAGCGCTGGTACTGGGAGGCAATGTGACCACCGACTATCGAACGCTGTCGCTTCTCGTCCACGCTGACGCGAAGGTTGGCAAGACGTCGCTGGCCGCGACCGCGCCGCTCCCGATACTCGCGCTGGATGCGGAGGGCGGGTGGAAGTGGGTGCCCGGCGCGCTCACCGTCCTCGAGATGTACGGTCGCCCGCTGCGCCGGCGAGACTGGGACCCGATGCGCGAGCCTCCGCCGCGGTACGACGGGACTTGGGAGATATGCGTCGTAACGGTCCGGGACTGGCAGACGGTCGCCCAGGTGTACGCCTGGGTCATCCAGGCGCCTCACGACTTCAAGTCGCTGGTCGTTGACTCGATCTCCGAGATCCAGCGACGGTGCAAGCAGAACCTGGTCGGCAGCGAGGCGATGAAGATCCAGGACTGGGGCGTCTTGCTGGCGCAGATGGACGGCACGATCCGCGGGTTCCGAGACATCACGCTCATCCCGGACAACCCGATCCGGGTCGTCGTGTTCATCGCGGAGACACGCGAGAAGAACGGCAAGTATCGTCCGTACATGCAAGGCCAGATCGAGGTGTCCTTGCCGTACTGGATGGACGTTGTAGGATACCTGTTCACCCAGCAGGAGCTCGACGCGAACGGGCAGCCGAACGGCTACCTAATGCGTCGGATGCTCGTCTCGCCGGATCCACGGTATGAGGCAGGTGAGCGCGTCCAGGGTCGGCTGCCACCGGTCGTCGATCGACCCAACGTTATGACCATGCTCCAAGCGATCTACCCCGAGGAGGTAGCAGTACAGTGACAACCATCAACTGGGATCAACTGATCCAGGACTCGGCGGGCTCGTTCGATCCCGTTCCTGACGGGGACTACGACCTGCTGGCAACGGAGGCGGACGGCTCGAAGCCGACGCAGAACGGCAAGCCGATGGTCAAGGTCAAGTTCACGATCGAGACCGGACCGCACGCGGGCCGTACCCTGTGGAACAACTTCGTGATCTCGCCCGAGAGCCCGAACGCGCTTTCGTTCTTCTTCGATCACATGAACGTCTTCGGTCTGACCCGCGAGTGGTTCCAGCAGGCCAGGCCAGAGATGTCTCAGGTCGGACAGTACCTGGTCGGCCGCCGCTGCCGCGCCACGGTCGGGAACCGCGTCTGGAACGGCGCACCGCGGAACGAGATCAGCACCTTCAAGCCGGCGGGCTCGGCGGTTGGCATTCAGCCGAGTGCAATCTCGCCTGCGGCACCGCAGCCGGGTGTTCCTCAGGTCGCGCAGCCGCAGTACCAGCCGCCTGCTCCTGCCTACCCGCAGGCACCGCAGGCACCGCAGTACCAGCAGCCGCAGATGCCGCAGCCGCAGATGCCGCAGCCGCAGTATCAGCAGCCGCAGTACCAGCCGCCGCAGCCGCAGTACCAGCCGCCCGCGCCGCCGCAGAGCACGGTGGTTCCTCCGCCGGCGTATGCGCCTCCTGCCGCTCCGGCATCACCGCCGTCACCGTCCGCACCGCCGCAGCCGCCTGCGCAGCAGCCTCAGCAGCCCGCTCAGCCTCCTGCGCCTCCGGTTGCGAACGTTCCCGCGCCGCCGCCTGCACCGCCTGTCCAGGGAGCACCTGCGCCCGCCGGTGCGCCGCCGATTCCCGGTGCTCCGCCGGCGCCGCCTCAGGCACCGGCCCAGCAGGCGCCTCCGCCTCAGCAGGCACCGGCTCCTCCGCCGCCTCCTCCCGGAGCGGTCGAGGGCGGAGAGCCGTCCTTCTGATGTCCATCCTTCGGCAGAGTTCGGGGGCCACGGTTGTCGTGGCCTCCGATCACGCCTACAAGGTAGGCAGCGATCGCGCCGTCGTCGATCGGCTCCTCGAGCAGGCGCGGTGGCTCGAGAGGTACGGCACCGCGCCGTACCACGGACCGTTCCCGCGTGTACTCGACGTCACAGATGCGGGCTATGTCATGGAGCGCCTCTTTGAGATGCCGTGGCGGGTCGTCGATGTCGCCGCGCTGGTTGAGGTGATCGTCAGCATCCTGGCGAAGCACGTCTGGTACTACGGCGCACCGGTCCTCGCCAGCTGGCAGACCCACGATCGGTACATCGATTCGCGTCTGGTCCGCGCAACGACCGATGGCGTCATGCAGTCCGCCTTCCGGGAGCTTCGCGGTCGTGTATCTCCCGACGCGCTGGCAGAGGCGGCGGTGCACGGCGACCCGACGATCGACAACGTACTAATGCGCTCCAACGGGGACATCGTGCTGGTCGATCCGATCCCGGCCAGCGACAGGATGCCCGGTGTGATCGCATCCGATCGCGGTAAGATCATGCAGTCCCTGTACGGGTTCGAGGCAATCAAGAACGGAAAGATCAGCCGTTGCCCCGAGCTCGTCGAGCTGGTCCTCGACGGTCTTGGCGACGGTGAGCGGGTCGCGGCCTACTACTTCTGTGCGGTCCACTACCTACGCCTCATCCCGTACCACGAGGAGCTGAGGCTCGAGTATCTGGAGGTGTTCGATGCGGTCGTGCGTGACGGTCTTCGACTGTGACGGTGTGATCGTCGACTCGCGAGACGCCGTCTTCAAGGCGTACGTCGAGGCAGGTGTCACTCCGCCCGACGACTTTTGGGGGAAGCCTGTCACCGAGTGGATGCCGAACACACCCGAGGGTGTTAAGGCGCACCGGGTCAAGAATGAGATCTACGTCTCAATGATCCGCGACGGTGAGGTTCCGCTGCTGACCGGCGGACACGCGCTGCGCTGGCTTCAGGGACGCATACCGACGATCATCATGACCTCCGCATCTAAGGCGGCGGTGAACGCGATCGTCGATCACTACTCGCTGCGGCCGACCCGCATTCACTACGGCATGACCGGTCACGATCGGTGGGCGATGGCGCAGGCCTGGAAGGACATCAGTGTCCGACCGATCGTGATCGACGATCAACCAAGTCGGCGAGGTGACTTTCCGACCGGCATCGCGTTCATCGACTACGTGTCGACGATGACGCGCGACGAGCTTCTTGTGGAGGTGTTCAGATGGACACTGTGATCCTGGCGGCCGGCAAGGGATCCCGCCTCAACGGCATCGCCGCGCCGTACCACAAGCCGCTGCTTGTGGTGAACGGCAGGCCGCTGATCCGGCACGCGGTCGAGGTCGCCCACCGTGTGACCGGTCGGACACCGATCGTCATCGTGGCGCCGGAGAACGCGCTCCCGATCTCGCAGGTCCTGGAGAACGAGCCGGCGAAGCTGATGGTCCAGCGCACCGCACACGGTCCCGGTCACGCGCTGCTGCTCGGACTCGAGATGGTCAAGGAGCAGACGGTCCTCGTGCTCATGGCGGACAATGTGTTAACGTTCGCGGACGTGCAGCGGGTCGCATCGCAGGCGAAGCCCGCGGTCGGCGTTCAGCTCGTCAGTCCACACGACGCGGAACGCTTCACTCGTCTCCGGCGTAATGCATATGGAACTCTTAGCTGGATCGAGAAAGTTCCGATCGAGGAGGCCGACATCGACGAGTCGACCGGTGAGGTGCTGTGCTGGGTTGGGCCACTGCTTCTTCACGTCAAGACGACACATGATGCGCTTCATCGGATTGTCACCGGTGTCCGCGAGCCGTCCGTCGAGATCCCGATCGGACCTCCGGTGCTCAACGCGCACGAACACATCGCACAGGTAGCAGTATCGACGTACGACATCGGCGCTGCCGAGGTGTGGAAGCCGCAGTGAACATCGGTTTCGCGCTGTACGGAATCAGACGCCTTCGCGCGTCCAAGGAGGAAGCCTACGCGCCGCTCCCGAACAAGGCGCATCTCGACTACGCCGGCGTGTTCCTTAACGAGGTGACCGACGCGCTGCCATCCGCCGCTAAGATCACGATCCTGACACCCGTCACCAACGAGGACGATCGCTTCGACTACGGAACACCTGAGGATGCGCGCGACCTCGACGTGACGATCGTCTTCCACGCGATGGAGCCGATGATCGGACTGGAAGACATACCGCGCATTCGCGGCGAAGGCTATGTCAAGCCGCTGCAGTCCGCATCCCTGTACCTCTCGAAGGCTGCGCGCGCGTTCAACTCCGCGCGTCGTACGGTCCAGGTTCTCGATGACGCTCGAGGCGTCCGGTACGGCGGCAAGGCGCGCGACTTCAGGTGGCCGTGGCGCGTACTGGCGAACGGGCAGGCGCGGATCAACGGCGCTCTGTCCTACCGGTTCGGTTCGAACCTCGATCCTCCAAGCGGGTACGACTGGTCGAACACTGCACCCGGATGCTGGGTCGGTCCTGATATGTATCGGTACGCGGGACTCGACCTGCTCGGACTGCGCGACTACCCGGCACCTGACCTCGAGGGACGGCATAAGATCGGTCTTCTCGGGCTAGAGCGCGATCCGGCGGTCGGCAAGTTCATGCTCGATCTTGTGCGAAGCGTTCCACAAGGTGTTGAGGTACTTGGCCGCTGGCCCACCCTCGGCATCGATAACGTGGTCCCCGTTGAGGACCTCATCGAGGCGACGCGCGACTGGCGCGCCGCGTTCGTCTACCCGAGTATCACGAACGGTACACACTGCCGTCAGTTCGTTACGCTGAAGTCGTGGGAGATGGCCGCCTTCGGGATCGTCCCGATCGCCGTCAACGGCTACGATCCTAACGGACTGACTCCCGCGCTGCAGACGACTCCGATGATGTTAGACACGATCTTAGGATACGATGAGGTGTACCGCAATCTTGCGACGTACGGACGCAAGATGTACGAGCGGCGGTTCGCCGAGCGTCCGTACGTCAGCGCCACCGTCAGTACGATCAGAAGGGTACTTGGGACGTGAGGATCGGATACGCAAAGCTCGGCCGGAACATCCAGTTCAACCAAGGCAAGTTCGGCTTTCAGGGGGACTGCGAGGCACCGTGGCTTCTCGAGAGGCTCGCGCTTCGCAACCCCGAGGTCGAGTGGGTGATCGTCGGCAAGAACACCGGCGACGCGTCGTACCTGCCGGCGAACGTCACGAACGCGTGGCGTCCCGACGTCCCTCGCGCGCCGTTCATTCACAAGGACGGCGCGCACCGGTGCGCGTTCTGCAAGGCGCTCGCACCTCACGGTCACCAGTTCGATTGCTGCGACCAGGGACGGTACGCCTGGGCCTACCAAGGGTACGTGGTCGAACTGATGGGGACACTCGACGGGTTCGTCCTGCACATCGGACAGCACGGAAACACACACAGCCCGATCCCGCCGTCGAATAAGACCTGGGACAGCGGGGACGTCACCAACACGTACGCCTGGGCGCGCAACTACGGCCGGTACCTGATCGAGGGGCTGAACCTCGCCGGAGACTACTCGGATGGGCAGCGTCCGGTCGTCTGGCTTTGCGCCGACCCGCGGAACTACCTCAAGCCACGCGACCTGAAGTGGCCTACCGGTGCGAACGAGATCCTGGCGCAGTACGAGTTCGAGCGTGAAAGCAAGCACGAGCGGTATCGCGACCCACGTGCACCTGACCAGTGCGGCGTAGGTTTTGACGCGAAGACGGCACGGAACGGCGAGCTCTGGATCGCGCACAACAGGTACGTGTACTCCGGGATGGAGTTGATCGCGCTGCCCGAGAACTGGGGCACATGGGGCGGTCGTGGGTTCGACGAGCGGAAGCAGGCAGGAATCGCGACGACCGCGTTCTGGAATGAGATCGGACCGGAGACGCGCCGGTCCTGGCTGGTCCGCAACTACCTGCTCGAGGCGTTCCCGGACGCGGAGCTCTTTGGGAAGTGGGACGACCGCTCGCTGACGGACCTCGAGGAGCACCACGCGGTGACACGCGGCAAGCCGCGCGACTTCGCAGATCAGCTCGGATCGTGGCGTGTGACAGTCGCGCTTCCCGCGCCGGCGAGCAAGATCCAGGATACCCGCTGGGTGACCGCCAAACCGTGGCACTGCTTCGCCGCACGCACCGTATGCTTCCTCCTCGGTAACACCGACGCCCAGGGCTGGATCCTGCCGGTGCGTCACAAGCCCGCGGACGAACCGGAGGGTCTCGAGCAGGTCGCGGACGGGTTATGGTCCGCACGTCACGACTGGACGGAGGACGAGCTGCACCTGGCGCGCTGGTTGCGGGTCGACACACCGCTGGAGTTCCAGGGCCGCGCGTTCGACGCGGCGACTCGAGCGGAGACGTGGGAGTGGCTCGTGCAGACACAGCGTCACCTGCTGGCGCGGCGCTGGAACGAACGGCGGGTCGAGACCATGATCGAGCGTAGGCTCGGACTGAGGTAGGAGGAGTGATGGGACTGCGAGAAGCGATGGGACTACATGACCTTGGCCGACTCGAGCGAATGATCGCGACGCAGCGCGAGTTCCAGGCGAGCATGGGCTATGACTTCGCATCTATGGGACTCGAGATGCGCGTCGAGTACATCAAGGACATGACCCTTGCGGCGGTCAGAGAGCTCTTTGAACTGCTCGACGAGACCTCCTGGAAGCCGTGGGCGACCGGCACATATGTGAATCGTGCCAAGGCGTTCGGCGAGCTGGTCGATGCGTGGCACTTCTTCATGAACCTCGCGCTCGCGCTTTGTCCGAATGCCACGCCCGACGACGTGGCACGTATGCTGACGGACGGCTACCACGAGAAGCAGGAGATCAACCGTCAGCGTCAGCGCGACGGCTACGACGGTGTGTCCACCAAGTGCACGCACTGCGGTCGCGCGCTCGACGAGCCCAACGCGTTCGCGCTGGTCGAGGGTGATCCTCACCTCGAAGGCTGGGGCCGGTGCCTCGGCTTCGGCTGCGGCGTGTATCTTGCGCCGAAGCTGATCGAAGGACTAACTTCGAACAGACGTACGAGTTCCTGATAGAGTCGATCGTATGATACTGCGTGCAGCAGACTGTCAAGGCTTCGCCGGCGGGTTCACACTCGGCGCCGTTCAGGCGGGGTTCGAGCTAGCCGCCAAGCGCGAGATGTCGGCCGGGTTCGGCATGGCGAACTGCGAGGCGAACCGGCACCTCCTCGGGTACGGCTGGGACGCGGAGTCGGTCGACCCGGTCGCGTGGAGCGTGCCACGCGGACCGATCGAGTTCGTGCTCGGGAACCCGCCGTGCTCGGGATTCTCTGGCATGTCACACAAGAACTTCCGCGGGATCGACTCTCCGATCAACCGATGCATGTGGGACTTCGTCGAGTATGCCGCGCGGGTCAAGCCACTCATCGCGATCTTCGAGTCCGTCCAGGCGGCGTACAGCAAGGGCCTCGAACTGATGCGAGCGCTCAGAGCACGATTAGAGGAGCTGACCGGCGCCCGCTGGACGTTGTACCACGTCAAGCACGATGCGCACGCGCTGGGTGGCCCTGCGGTTCGTCGCCGGTACTTCTGGGTCGCTAGCCGCGTCGAGTTCGGGGTCGAGCACCCGACGTTACCCTTCGCCGCCACGTTGTATGACGCGATCGGCGACCTGCAGACGCTCCACGGGACGTGGCTGCCGCAGCCATACCGCGAGCCGGCGACACGCTGGTCCGCATCGCGTCGCTCGGAGACCGGAGTCGTGGACGGTCACATGTGGTCGGAGAACCCGTTTGCTCACCGTCTCGCGGACCTCGCCGAGATGATCCAGTGGCAACCCGGCCGGACCGTTGCCCAGGAGACGCGTCGGTGCTACGAGACGTATGGACAGCTGCCGGACTCCTGGGCAGGACAGCAGGAGCGGCTGGTCGCGAAGAACTTCGACTTCGGCTTCAACGCGGTGGTGCGCTGGCCGTGGGAACGACCCGCACGCGTCGTCACCGGTGCGGGACCAAACATCGGCGTCCACCCACATCACTCGCGCGGGTTCACACATCGCGAGATCGCGCGCATCATGGGGTTCCCTGACGACTGGCTGATCTACCCGATCCGTAGTGCGAGCGGTCTTGGGATGACCTGGGGTAAGGGAATCACCGTCGACTGCGGACGCTGGATCGCGACCTGGGCACGCCGTTCGATCCTCGGCGAACCGGGGTCGCTTCGTGGAGTGTCGATCGGCGATCGTGAGTTCGAGATTGCGGTAGCCAAGGTGCGTTCTGCAAACGGCAGCAAACCCGATATAATCACAACGTCACACACCGTACAGAGGACAGGAAGTCTTATGACGTACCCAACGTTCGACGAGGGAGCACCGACGGCGCCGGCGACGCCTCCACCTCCGCCTCCATCGCCCGCTCCGGCTCCTGTCTCCGAGGAGTCGACCGAGCCGAAGCCAGCCGCGAAGAAGACCGCGGCGAAGAAGACCACGGCGAAGAAGACCGTGGCAAAGAAGACCACGCCGGCGCGTCGTGGACGGCCACGTCCGGATGACGTAATCAAGCGTGATGAGCAGATCTTCAACGCTCTGACCGATGAGGGAATGACACGCCCCGAGGTTGCGGCCGCCGTACCAGACGTGGAAGAGAGTCTGATCTACATCTCGCTGTACCGACTTCGTCGCGACGGACGCGCCGACCGCGTTCACGTCGCCGGACGCGGACACGTCTGGAAGCGAGTCGGGTGACCGAGCCTCGCGACCCGCGGCCGGGCGACATCGTCGACTGGTCGGGCAAGGGTCAGTTCGTCGTGGTCGACACCGCGGACTACCGCGACGATAGGCGTCCCGACGACCTGTTCTGCCCGCTTCGGTACCAGGACGGCGACCCTCGGCGCAAGGCCAACCTGAACCCGGATGGCAGCGATCTCATCATCGATGCGCCGAGGGCAAAGGAACTTCGAGTGATCGGACACATCTGATGGCATACGGACCGCCGACGATCACACAGCAACGTGAGCGATGGAACGCGGTCCCAGATCATCCGCCGATACGACTGCGATCGCAGTGGGGCGCCCAGCGGCTGTACACGGACGAGAACCCGGTCATTTACCCGGCCACGAAGGTCTTCATCCACATCTCGGTCACGAACCCCGGTAACTACAACGGGAACGACGCGCACGCCCAGGCGATCGAGCGCATCGGCATCAGCCGGTTCCCGAACACCGGGATCAGCTACAACTTCGGTGTCATGCCGAACGGAGCGCTGTACGAGTTCATGCCGGTCGGGCGCAGGGGCGCGCACACCGTCAACGACGAGAAGCGCACCACGTGCACCAAGCACGGTACCGCCTGCCCCGGGTACCGCGGGGATCTCACGACGCCTGGACACGCGTGGAACCTCAACTACAACGCCCGGTCGATCGTATTCTGCGGGATGGAGTCGACGTCGGTCACCAGCGCCGTGGTGTCGATCATCGCCCTCACCGTCTACACGATGTACAAGGCCGGGTTCATCACCGAGACCGCGGCACGAGGCATCCACGGTCACCGATGCGTCAGCGCAAAGGCCTGCCCCGGCGCTAAGATGTGGGCGGTGATGAAGACCATTCAATCAAAGATCAATCAACTTCTCGCCACCGGAACCGGTGGTGGCAGCACTACACCGGAGGCATCGATGATCGGACTCAAGAAGGGCAATACCGGCGAGAGGGTCAAGGCCCTGCAGGTCATGCTGGGCTACTCGGGCTTCCCACGCGCGGGAGGCGTTCAGAGCAGCGCGACCTACGACACCGCCACTGCCGCGGCCGTCAAGAAGATGAGCCTGTCGGTCAACTCCGGCTCAACCTCAGACGGCAACACGATCACCGCGTACGTGTACGCGCACTTGCTGGTCGCCTTCTCCAGGAAGTATGCTGGTAAGCCCGGTGCGCCCGGACCGGCACCGACCACGGCACAGCTCCAGGCTGCGGTCGCCGCGTGGATCACGGCAAACCCAAGCGCTGTGCAGCCGCCGGACGCCGAGGTCAAGGCGTTCGTCGAGGGGTGGCTGGCCGCGCACGCCGAGGAGATCAGAGGGCCGGCAGGTAAGACGCCGACCAAGATTGCTATCAGCGGTGATGTGATCGAGGTCGAGTAGTCCGCGATCCGCGATCACGTGCTGAAGACACAAGGAGGATTCCCATGAACACACCACGACCCGTTCTGATCGCGCTGTCGATCCTCGCCGGACTCGATGTCATCGTCGCCGGTGCCGCGTTTCAAGAGGTGATCGGTTTGCAGGCCGCCGGCCTGACGGTCCTCGCCATGGCGGCGATCAAGGTCGGCGTCGCGTTCTACCTGCAGGGACAGGTGGTCCCGCTGTCTTCCACCGTCGCGTACGTACGTGACAACAGCGTCCAGGCGGGCGGCGCCGCGACGCAGCAGACCGGAACGCCGATCGCCGGTACGGCGCGCGTCGAGTCGCTGGTGAGCGAGGAGATGCTGGAGTCGTAGCAAAGTTCCTCACAATAATCGTGCTACGGGGTTGCAATCGTGTCACGTTTATGCTAGTGTCATCGTTGTAAGGACGAGGAACGAGGACACGAGGAGCCGAGATGACCACCGCAACCGACCAGCTCGCCGCCATGGACCGCGCGATCGACACCGCCTTCCGGTACGGGGTCCACGAGGACAACAACATCGCGTTCGCCGAGTACGACCACAACTCGGTCGACTACTCCGAGGGCGACGTTCCGCTGTCCGACCCGGACCTGATCCGGATCGACCGCATCCGCCTTCTCACCGACCGCGGCTGCCCGTTCTTCGACGTCTCCTACGTCTACGGGACGCTCCGCGACGGCCGTCACGTTCGCGTCGACCTCGGCGCCTGGCAGCTGCCGCGCAAGGGCCTCCGCCGCGAGCTCGTTCGGCTGGCCGCCGAGGCCGGACGCTACGGCAAGGGCCTCGGGATGCTCGACGACTCGACGCTCAGCATCCTGTGGGGCTGATCATCATGAACCGTACCGGAAACGCGGTGTACGCGCGCGCCGAGACCCACACCAAGACCTTCTGGCACGCCCAGACGCAGTTCTCCGTACCCAAGGGCGACGGCTGGAGCGAGATCACCTACTGGCAGTGCGTCCACGATCACGACACGCTCGAGGCCGCCGAGAGCTGCCTCCGTCGCCTCATGTTCGCGCTCGAGCACGGCCGCACTCCTAGGTACGCGAAGAAGATAGGCTAACGAGGACACGAGGAGAAGAGGACATGAAGATCGCAGTCACTGTCACTGTCGAGCTCGACGATCCGAGCGAGTGGACTACTACGTTCGGCGTGGAAGGCGTCGCCGCGATTCGCAAGGATGTCAAGGAGTACGTTGGTGAGGGCGTCGCTCACATGGGCGTCTTTGGCGACGGTGAGGTCAACGCGAATGTAAGTTGGAGGTAAGACGATGATTCACACGTTCATCATTGCTAGCTGGTACCGCGACGCAATCCTGTTCCACGCCGCGTTCTGTAACACATGTGGCAAGCGGTTACACCAGCCGGACGGCATCGTGCAGCGCGACCTGGCCGTGAACGACGCGAAGCAGCACGCCGCGATCGAGCACGGCGCAAAGGACGTCAAAGGCAACTTCACCGCGTGGGAAAGGATCGAGGAATGAGGACCATGTACGATCACAAGGTCGACCTGCCCGAGGGCGAACTCGACGGCGTCAAGATCGAGAAGTTCGAGGTCACCGCGCAGGCATCCGCGATGAGCGTCTTCCACTACGGCGCCCGCGTGCCGTCACCTGGCACGTACACGAGACTGGAGATCGACGGTCGGCTGGTGATGTCGGACACGAGTGCTGAATGGCATGACCACCTCGAGGCGGTCTGGCGTATCCGCAAGCCGGAGACACGCCGTGTCCTCATCAACGGACTGGGCATCGGGATGGTCCTGCGTGCCACGCTCGCGTGTGCGCACATCGAGCACGTGGACGTTGTAGAGGTTGACGATCGCGTGATCCGTCTTGTGTCTCCGGGCTACGACGACCCGCGTCTGGTGATTCACCACGACGACGCGTATACGGTCAAGTGGCCCGCCAGCGTCCGGTGGGACGTCGTCTGGCACGACATCTGGCCGGACCTCTGCGAGGATAACCTCGAGGGGATGGGCAAGCTTCACCGCCGGTACGGACGTCGTGCCGGTTGGCAGGGATCGTGGGGCAAGGAACTGCTCCGCAGCCAGCGCCGCCGCTCTGGCGGCTACTACTAGGAGGAAAGATCATGACCGCAACACAGTACCCGATGCTGCCGTACCACCGGCCCGGCCAGGTCGTCGAGGCGACCCGCACCGGAACGCTGCTCAGGATCGTCAGCGTCGGTCCGAAGAACGCCGTCGTTGAGGACGAGATAGGCAAGCGCTGGCGGTACGATCGGCGCACACTGCGCGAGACCGACCGCGAGTTCACATCGACCGCACCCGAGGCGCCGCCGGTTCAGGTAGGCACCGTCGTCACGATGAAGCCGGAGGCGTATGACCCGAAATTCGGGTATGAGCCGGACACGTACTTCGTCGTCGTCGCGTTGCCGAACAACGGACGCGTCAAGCTGGTCAAGCTCGGCGGCAGCGACCGGTACCTGGTGGTCCACGACATCAACATCGAGGTTCCCGACAAGGTCGAGTATATCTCGCATCGCGGGTAGTTGCACTAGCATCACGCTTATGCTAACGTGGTCACTACGAGGAACGATCGTTGAGGAGGAAAGATCATGACCGTCACCACAACCGCCACTCCGAACCGGGATCGCTTCTACCCGGGCCACGACCCTCAGGACCGCCGCATCCCCAGCGAGAAGGCTCTCGACTACGCGTTCACCCTCGTCGGCGAACGCCTCGTCCCGCAGTACGGACACGACCTGATGAGCCGCATGAACGCGCTGGCCGATCGCCTCGAGTCGCGGCAGCCGACCGCTCGCGAGCTGTCCCAGCTGATCGACTGGTTGAAGACCCGGCCGCGCGACGCCGCCGACGCCGAGCGCACGCAGCCCGAGATCGGCGTCTACGTCCTCGAGGACGGCACCGTCGTTCAGGCCAAGCCGAACCGCACCAAGACCAACGTCTACACCAAACGCTGGGTCGAGATTCGCGGTGAGCGCCTCGTCGACGCGACCGGCGAGCACGTGCACGGCGAGTGGGAATACTCACCGGAGCTCAAGCGCCAGGTCCGCACCGCCCGCAAGATGACCCTGGATGAGGCGAAGGCGTTCATCCTCCGCTACGGCCAGTGCGTCCGCTGCGGCCGCAAGCTCAAGGCAGCCGAGTCCGTCGAACGCGGAATCGGTCCCGTCTGCGTCCAGTACTTCAGCTTCAGCTGAGGCAGAAGAGGAAAGATCAAAGGAGGAAGAGAAATGACCGTTACCATCGCAACCGAGTTCTCCACCCGCGAGGTGCCCTGGATGAAGATCGGCAAGCTCGAGAAGAAGGCTAAGACCGCCGCGCAGGCGGCCAAGATGGTCGGGCTGGACTTCACCGTCAGCAAGCGCCCGGCCGGGTTCATGGACGCCGACGGTAAGACGATCTGGACCGAGAACCGCGTTGCCGTCGTACGCGATGACACCGAGGAGCTTTTCGAGTACGTCGGCAAGGACTACGAGGCGCTGCAGTTCGGCGAGGCGTTCGACTTCATGGACGCGATCAGCCCGCGCTTCGTCGCCGCCGGCCAGCTGCGCGGCGGACGCCAGGGGTTCATGGTCGTCGAACCTGAGGTGAAGATCGCGCCGCTCGGCGACGAGCACGAACTCTTCATCGTGCTGCGGACGTCGCACGACCGGTCCCGCGCCCTCGAGGTCTCGATCATGTCGCTGCGGGGCAAGTGCATGAACCAGCTGACCCTTAGCACGTTCAGCAAGGGAGCCAAGCAGCGCTGGTCGATTCCGCACACGACCACGATGCGCGACAAGATGAAGGAGGCGCAGTTCACGATGTCGCAGCTTGACAAGTACACGGCCGCGTTCAACCGGCTCGCCGAGAAGCTGATGCTGGTGCACCCGACCGAAAAGAGGGCGCGCGCGATCCTTGAGGACGCGGTACCTCACTACCTCGGAGGCAAGGGTCGTCCGAAGGTTCTGGACACGATCGTCGACCTGTGGCACAACGACGAGGACCGCGTCGGGTACAACGACACCGGCTGGGGCCTGGTCAACGCGGCGAGTGAGTTCCTCGAGTGGCACCGTCAGGGGCGTCCCGACAACACCGAGGCACGGTTCATGACCGCGCTGAACGGCGGCACGCACAAGACACTCGACCGCATCGCCCGCGAGACGCTGACGCTGGCGGCCTGAGATGTCCGGCTGGTACCGTCCGATCGCGGTAGGGGGAGGCGTCCAGGTGGCGCCTCCCGCCGCGGTCGATGACCAGAGCTGGCGCGAGCGCTCCGCATGCAACGGCAAGGCGACCCGCGACTACGATCCGTGGGACGCGCCGGACACCGCCTACTACCCGCCTGAGGCAGCGGCGACGATCTGCGACTCGTGTCCCGTTCGTCGCGAGTGCCTGGTGGACGCACTGTGGCGCGGTGACTGGTGCGTCAGAGGCGGCCTGACAGCACGTCAGCGCGATGCGCTTCTGCGCCCTCGTCGGCGGTCGCGCTGTCCGGTGTGCAGGACGCCTCTCCCGGTTGCGGTTCCCGCCGGCAGCGACGACGACACGCCCGTTCAGATCTGCGTCGTCTGTGGCATCTCGTGGCGTACGGTACGTAAGAAGAAGACGTCCGACGCGACGATCGCGCCGGTAGGAGGATAGGAGGAGAGATGGTAAGTGTAAGCGCATGGGAGGGTGGTCGTCCGATCACGATGGACCCGGTGCTCGACACGCCGACCGCGGTCGAGTTGCCGAGGGTCCGCGTCGAGTCGCCGATCCCGGCCGGGTTCCAGATGGAGTGGGCTAGCGGCGACAACGGCGATATCGAGTTCGAGGTCACCAGCGGCGCAGGACTCGGCAGCTCGTACATGGTTCTTACGGTGCGGCACAAGGAGGATCGGAAGGTCATCGGGTACGAGGTCGTCGACATGCGGAGGCTGGTCCCCGCGTGGATCCAGGCGTTCCTGGCGGACGGGCCGACGACCGAGGAGCATCTGGCCGAACGCCGTCGTGTGCAGGAGCTCCGCCGGCAGGACGCGTGCCAGCACGACTACCCGGACGAGTGGGACTACACGTACAACCCGGCGGGAAGCAAGACGTGCCGCAAGTGTGGTCACACGATCCACGACTGACGCATCAACAAACCCGCCCGGTAGGACAGCACCGGGCGGGTTTGTTACGTGCTGAGCGCGGCGTCTCGTGACACGCCGACCAGTTTGTACGTCCGTTTGTCGTCGTCGTCGCGAACCATCGACGGTCTCGTAGGTTTCGACACGCAGAGGGCCGGTTCTCAGCCGGCTTCCTCGCGCGCTCGCAGCAGACGCGCGGCACGCTCTGCCCTCTGCTCCTCGGTCAGGTTGAGCGTCCGCTTCGCGCCGGTGGCGGGATTCCACCTGTCGGCCGGGATCGTGAACTCCGCCCACTGGAAGCCGTCGGTGTCGACACCTGACTTGACCTCGGTGAATGACTTGTGCCTTCGCAGTCTAGTGATCACCGTTCGCTGCGCCGTCCAGATCCGAACGAGGTCATCGCCGTCCGAGGCGTTGATCGTGGTCTCTCGCTCAAAGGCGTTTGTCATACGTCGATCCTAGCGCGGCGGTTGCGGTGAAGCGGATCGCCCGGCCGACGCTTAAGCGATCGTGGGTTCCTCAGCTCCGGTTGTGCTGCCTCAACGGTAGCTAACGTTCCGAGATCATAGCGTGGGCTTATAGCTCGCGGTTGAGCGACGAAGAACCGCTCAAGCTTCGGTTCCACAACCACGCGTCCGTTCCAGTCAAGGTCGAGTGCCGATCCCTCCCAGAACACATGCGCGTGTCGTCCCGCATCCGAGTGCGCGATCAGCGACGGTCCCTGTCGATGATCGACCAGGGACGGGAACGGGTGCCACGTTAGCTGTCGCAACGCGTCCCGGTAAAACCGTCCGATGCGCATGTCATACGGCATCGTGACCCTGCTATTGCACCAGTCGATCATATCGGCGATCGTCTCCACCTTAGCGGCGATCGCGACCCCCCAGCCCATCGACCGCATTCCGACCCACGATGCCTGCGGGAACTTGTCACGCGCGTCGCGGATGACCTTCGTGACCGTCAGCTGCGCGGGTCGCTTGCTACCGATGTACGGCTGGACGACTCCCTCGGCCGGTACGTGATCAAGCGCACGCTCGAGACCTGCGAGAAGATCGCGGCAGACCAGCGCGTCGTCCTGGATCACGATGTGCCACTCGGCCTTGGGATCGTGCATCTCCCACGCGCGTCGGCCGGTCCGCCATCGCCGCTGACGGTCCGGACTCGGCGGTCCTTCGTTGTCCCACGAGATCGGCACCTTGCGGTCGAGCCAGCCGACGAGCTCATCAACGTACGGTCTGCGAACCGGATGCGCCATGATCGAAGCAGACAGCCTAACCATGGCACTCCCATCGTCCCAGCGGCGTCCACGCCTCCGGTGATTCGAACTTGTATGTCATTCGGTAGCCCCACGGTTCCAGAACCGCGGCGATGTCACTGTGCCACTGCGGCTCGAGCCACTCCTCGGCGTAGATCATCGGCGCATCGCGTCGGATCGTCCTCTCGCCGCCGGCGATGACCGCCGCCTCCATACCTTCCACGTCGATCTTGATCACACTTACGTCGCGCAGATCAAGGTCATCGAGGCGTCGCACCTCGATCGCACCGTCACCGACGGCGAGTCGTCCGAACGGACCGGTGTGATGCGCCGTGCCCGAACGTTCGCCGAGAGCGAACGGGTGTACACGCACGACGTCCTGTAGTCGGTTCAACTCGACGTTGTCTCGAAGCTCGCGGTGCAGCACAGGTTCGATCGCATCCACCTTAAGCCCGCAGATCGCAGCCAGCCAGAGCGTGTGGTTGCCGACGTGAGCGCCGACGTCGACCGCGGTTCCGGCGAAACCTTGCGCATAGATCTGCTCGAGCAGCGGCTGCTCGTACGGATCTCCGAGACGCGTGAAGTGTGCGATCGGGTTAGGCGCTCGGATCAGGTAGCTACGGCCGTGTGCCGAGACACGATCGGCTACTCGGCCGATGCCCACTCGACGATCCGCGCGATGATGTCGTCCTTGAGGTGCGCGCCGGTGAGGTCGATCTCGTTCTTCTTGGCGATGTCGCGAAGCTCGGAGACCGTGTGGTCGTCGATCGGCTTCTCAAGTTCGAGCTCCCTCGACGTCTCCGGCGCCTCTGGCTCAGGCGCTTCAGACGCCTCGAGATCCTCCGCTGGTTGTTCCGTAGCGACCGGCTCGTCCGCGTGCTCCTCGGGCTGCTCGGTGTCGACCGTGACCGGTTCCAGGTCAACCGCGCCGGGCGCGTACGCGTCGTCAGGCATCGGCGGCAGCAGCTCGCCTGGAGTCGCCTCGTGCTCGTCCGTCGAAGGCTCCGTCTCCACGGGTACGTCGGTCCCTCCTCGAGGCTGACCGAGCACGCGACGAAGCGGTTCTCCCGGGCGTCGCTTGAGGGATCGTGGGGTGTCAACCATGATGCTCTCCTTAACCTTGTCGTTGTGATGATTCTAGCCGTCTGTACAGGTAGAATCCGAACGCCTTGGGGTCGGTCGGATGCTCCTCGAGTGACCACTCCGGGAACGATCGACGAACGTACGGCGTCCAGTGGCGCCACAAGACGTGTCGAGCGGTTCGACCGCCGTCGTGGTCCGTCGAGTAGATCAGCACAAGGCGACTTGACGAGTCGAAGAGCTGCCGCATGTAGAGCTCGTACTCGCGATCGTCAACGAGGTGGAAGATCACATCGAGAGACAGCGCGAGCTCGGCGCGGCACCCGGCTGTGTCGTCCGGAAGCAGAAAGTCACCCACGCCGGCGAACCGCGTGCGAAGCCTATCTAGGATCGTCGGCGAGACGTCCACGCCGACGTAACCGACTCCGTCGAGCTTGATGTGCTCCAGCACGGTGCCGTCGCCGACGCCCCAGTCGACCACTGACCGAACGCTCTCACGTTCGATCAGCGCGCTGACGTACCTCGCCTTGCGAACGGCAGCCACTCCCTCGGAACCGGCGCCTGATGTGCGACCGTTGCGGTAGCGTCGATCCCAGTACGCGGCCGCATCGAATCGGATCATGCTCTTGCCGTCCTCACGCTGCGGATGTGGCGCCACTGGTGAACGGCATACGCCTCCGGGTACCGTCTCTCATCGAGCGTCCTACCGCGGTATGCGTCCATGAAGGAGAACGGGTACCACAGCCTGGTCGGCGCGACGTGACAGTTGTGACGCCGCCAGATCGGTGTAAGGTACCGCGGGCCTGTAAGACGGTTCGGTCTCATGTGCATTCGCGCACCGCTCGTGATACTTGCCCGCATCCCGGCGATCAGTTCGAGCATAACCGGGTGGAACGGCGTGGCGCCTAGATACGTGTTGCCGACCCACGTGGCATCTTCCCACGCGGCGAACGCGTCGAGTCCGTTGAGCGCGCGGTCGATCGGCCGCAGCGGTCGCGTGTCACAGTCGGCGTAGAAGCCGCCGTACTTCGCGAGGATCTCGTACCGCGCGATGTCCGACCGAAGCTGACCGATCGCGTCGAACGGGACCAGCAACGGCGCGCGATCGTAGAGGTCGACGTGTTCGAGCCACCTGAGATCGTCGTCACGCCAGATGCGAAGCTTCCACGTCGGGTGCAGCTGCCGCCACGTGTGCACGTTCTCGGCCAGCGATCGCGGCATCGGCGGACCGGACCAGATGAAGTGTAGAAGCTTCGGTATGCTCATGCACGCATCCTCACGGTTGTGGACGAACGACGATGCGCCGCTCGGAGATGGTGTGCCCGGTCCCGCCACCAACGATGTGCGTGAGCCAAGCAGTGTACTGATCGCCTGGAGTCAGCCCAGTGACCAACAGCTGGCCGTTTGACATGCCTACCCCACCAGACGTTCCTGTCTGCATTCGGTACCTCGCCGTGCCTCCCGCCTGGTGAAGCGTGCCGCCCGTGCTGGTCCCGGCCCTGACCTCGGTCTGGCAGCCGCACGTGTTCGTAGTGGCCGGCTCCCACTGCGCCGTGTACTGGACGAGTACGATCCCAGATATGGGAGCAATGAACGCCGCGCCGCAGGTCGGTGAGCCGAAGGTATACGAGGTGCTCGACGTGGTGATCCCGTCGATCTCCTCGTCCCAAGACGCCGTAAGGTACGGTGAGTTTCCCGACACCCCAAGTACGATTACCTGATGCCTGTGGAGCTGGCACCACACTCGCGATCCAATGGTTAGCAGTGCGGGATCGACCAGCGACTCCGGGATCAGGTTGAGCGGAACGTTAGTGCCATCGAGTTGGATGGTCAGCGGGTTGGTGTCGATCACGGTCGCCCAGTACCAGGCGACGCCGGTGCGCTTGAGGATCTCGGTGGCGTCATAGACACCAGGAACCCCCTGGGTTGCGTCGAGGGTGGTCCACAGTCCCGATCCGCCCGGGTTAAGTAACGTCACGGCGGCTCCTCTCCTCCCCCTTCTCCCTCACCTTCCTCGTCGAGTCCCTCTCCTGCGCACGTCCACGCCGGGCATGCCTCGCGAAGTTCTGTGCTACACAGTGCGGTTGGGTCGAGCGGTATTGTGGTCTTCGTCACGATGCACACTATGTCCAATCCGGCATCCGGGTTGACGAAGTTCACCGCTCGGTTCATTATCAGATCGGGTAGATAACTGTGACTGACGGTGATCGTGGTCGCCACCGACGTCAGCGCTGTCAGCTCGCGTCGGGACATGGCATCGAGGTCGTCCTGGTCGGTCGCGTTCGCCCCGGTGGCTACCTGCGTGATCCAACGCCCTCGACTCGGGTAAGAGAACGGACTGTCGGGATGCACGTTCATCGCCACCGCGATCATCGCGGGCGTATCCCCGCTGCCCGTTGTCACGATCACGTAGCGGTTCGGGATCGCGTAGATGTCGCGGTCTCTTTTCCAGTCCGGTGACATGAGTGACATGTCGCCGGCCGTGAACGGAGTCAGCATGGTATAGATCGGCGGTCGGTCGTGCTGCTCGATATACGGGGTGCACTGGTACTGACCTAGACCGTCGCACCACAGTGAGAAGTAGTTGATTGTGTGTAATAGGTCGTTGATGATCTTTAACCGAGTAACTCCGATCTCCCAGACCATCGCGGTGACGAGCGACTTAGGATCGTCCGCGATGGCCGGAGTATCCTCTCCGATCTCCTGGATCAGCTGTCGCACAATGTCGATCACGTTGGCTCCGGCCGGTACGGAGTATGCGACGGGGGTGTCTTGATCATCGGTGACGATGTCGCTGTCGAGAATGCTGTTCTTGTCCAACAACTCGACCGCCCAGGTTCGTCCGGTAGCGGTCCAGTCCTCCACGGGAGCCGCAGGCACGTAGACGCCGAGAGCTATCTCATCCTGGCCGGCAAGGTTGGTTCCGGACAGTAGTGCCACCGGTCGAACCCGCACGTTCAGCCAGTCGACCTCGCTGCTTCCTCGCCAGAACAGCTCGATCGACTCGACCCGGTTAGTACCCGCCGAGGGAAGTCTGACCCACGGTCCTAGGAAGACGAACTCGGGTGGGAAGTTGTTCGCATCCACGAACAGATCAATGGTTGTGGTGACTCCAGCTTCAACCTCCGGAATGGTCAGCGTCGCGTCTTGCGTACCGTCCGGTTCCCAGAACGTACCCGCCCAGGCGTCGTGTGCGGTCTTACCGAAGTTGAGGCCCACTTGCACATATGAGGTCTGAGACATGTTGATCACAACGCGTACCCAGAACTGCGCGGCGTGAATCGGACGCTGGATCTCGAATCCGGCCGCGTCGTCACGGGCGAGGATCGAGGTGCCGGTGACCTGCGCCGCACCGGTGTTCCACGTCCAGGCCGTCTCGAACGGCCCCGCTTTCCACCCGTCTAGGTTGGCGTCGAGCGCTGGGTTGGAGGCGATCGAACCGATCCACGGCTGCTCGGTGCCGATGTCGGTCATTGTGAACTGTCCGCTGGAGTGAATCGACGCGTTGAAGTCCCACGACAGTCTCCCGCCCGGTCGCACCGAGATCAGGTGTCCGAGTAGATGCTCGTCTTGGTCCAGCAGGTCGAAGCGAAAGTCGGTCACTCGAGGACCGGCGAGGAGCGTGTTCAGATCCGGGTCCAGCGGGGCTGCGGTCACTCCGGGAGGCAGTTGAATCGGCACCGGTTCTCATCTCCTCTCAGCCGTACGCCTCGGCGAAGTCGACCTCGGTGATCCTGAAGCTTAGCCGTGCCAGCCCCGGATAACGCACGTCGGTCACACTCGTGTCGGTCAGCGTACCGAACACGCGTCGTCCCGTGTAGTCCCGGAAGCAGACCACTCCGGCCTCCTTTGCACCGGTGATCCAGTCGTTAGGCGGGCTGTCATAGAGGCACTCGTCACCGCTTGGGCAGTTGTCCGTCCAGTGAAGTCCGCCCGAGATGCTGAGCGTCATCGACGTGTTCACACCGAACAGACCCATGGGCTTAGGACGACCTAAGAACGGATGAACGGCGGACACGCGGCTAGCGCTCGTCTGAATCTCCGGGTCGCAGCTGAAGCGAAGCACGTTGGCGAACGTGGTACCGTATGCCACGAACGCCCACAGGTCCGACTGATCACCGCCGTCGGTGCCGTACGCCGATATCGGTCCGATGATCGCGTAGCTCGGTGCGGTCGAGGCGACGGTGATCCGGTACTCGTTCAGCCCGTTGGTGAGTGGGATCGCGTCGATGAAGTCCACCGGTTCGTCCCAGGTGAGCGGCAGGTCGGTTATCAGCGTTACCCACTCTCCGCCGTCTACCCGACGCTCGACTGTCACGCTCACCACATCGGCCTCGCCCGAACCGGCGTCGTCGGCGGACAGGTGCAGGATCATTGCGCCGGTGCACGCGTCGTACGTCGGGTCGATGTACGCGGGCGCGGGCGGCGGTAAGTCAATGGTGGTTGTCTGCTCGTCCC